TTCCGTTATCGGTTGAAAACTGGTAATTGGATATTGTCCCACCGCCATTTGTACCCGCAGTAAAAGCAACACTCAACTGAGAAGCGCCGGATGTAATTCCGGTTATTGTTGGGGCGCCAGGAGGTGACGCGGCCGCTATTGGAATTGCCGAAATCATAACCCAATCGCTAGTACCGTTTGTATTTTTAGAACGAACTCTAAAGTTATAATTAGAATTAATAGTGAGAGAAGAAATATAAATTTGCTTCATTGATACATAATATCCAGTTTGGTACCCAAACAAAGCAGTATCGGAATTAGACACATCGGTTATTGCTGGCGAAGAAATTGAAGTCCACGGTGTAACACTAGCGAGCTTATATTCGACATCGTACCCCGTAAGTGGACTTCCATTATCACTTGGTACTATCCAACCGAGTCGAACGGTAGCATTGCCAGCACTATTGCCAACAAGACCAGCAAGTCCACTGACTGAGTAAGGAAACCCAGAAGGCGCCGTTATTGTTCGGTTACCAAGTACCCAAAGAGAAAGACCACGCCAAGCACTACCCGCGCTTTCTACATAAAAGCGAAGTTCAGTATTTTCCGCTATTGTCGTAGCGTTTAAAACGCCGGCCGTAGAACTACCATTCAAAGATGAAAGCTCATTCACTGCGATTATTGGCTTTGTAGAGAATATAGACGTCCAAGTCCCAGCATCCAAACGACGTATATCAATTGCCGCCGGGGTAGTGGCATCCGTCACCGAAGCAAAAAGCTGAATTGATGATAAAGAAAATGTATAGGGGGTTCTAAAAGAATATATTGCTGTTGATCCCGATACTGTTGGTGCGCTTGACGAGGGGGAAAGCTGCACTCCAAACGTTATTGGAAAAGAAGATAGTGGGACGAAGCTTCCGGAAGAAGACCCCGTCGAAGCTATTGTGATGTCAATTTCAGAATTGACACTGTCGTCGCTTACTGTCAATGAGGTGTTATTACCGGCAATAAAATTAAGCGTACTACGAGACCCGACGGTCACGTTGTTACTTTTGATCGTAAGAGTTCCGGAGCCACTACCAGCAGGACCCTGAGGCCCTTGAGCCCCCGTAGCGCCGTCATCTCCAACAATAGAGTTAATTAATGTAGTCCACGTCGTCGCGGCTGTTTTTTGAAGAACTTTACCCGAGATTATGTTAAGGAATAAGTCGCCTATAATACTTGGACTACCGTCAGATCGTACTGTGCCGGAACCAGGGTCTGAAGTTCCAGTAATCCAAGTTGCGCCAATGCCAGAACCAGTACTAAAATTCAACGTTGTTGGATTTTGTCCACTTATTCGATTTAAAGTTAAAATCCCATTAGAGAAGCTGGCAGATGAGTACGCAAGTTGTGCTGCTGCTTTTGTAAGTGATTGAATCGTTGTCATAGTTTTCCTTACTACTAGCTAGAAATCTGAAACGTCGTAGCATCGATCACGCTAACAGACGGACTATTAATTTCAAACGTAATTGCGTCTATCATGTAAACTGTCGAATCAGGCCCAATTGCCGTCCAAGTTCCATCACCATTGTCGACAATACTAAGCATTGACGTTAAATTTTGTAAAGCAGATATTGTTGGTAGCTGTGAATTTGAAGTTGAGGTACCATAAAGTATATTTTCTATGGCGGCTACCACATCAGGCGGCGTTTTTGTTGAGTCTATAGTTAGGTGCGAAGTTGGTCTATATCCCGTTACGTTTTTTGGACGGGACGAGATTTGCCATTCAAATTCTATTATTTCAGGCGAGTCAGTTCTCGAGCCGTAAGTAATATCTGAGGGAACGGCGGTCAAATCATATAATATATGAATTTTGTAACCGAGATCTTCATTCAGATCGTTACCTATTTGAGTCCTATAACTTAATCCAAATCGTTTATGTCGTTGATTGTCGATTTGAATGTTATTATCGATGGTTAAAATACCTTCGTATTCTAAAAATTGATCAGGATACGTATAGGCAGTGAGCGTTGCCGCGTACTCCTTTGGTGTAACATAATCATAATGTTTAAGACCATCGTAATATAGTCCTATTATTTCTTGGCCTACTTTCTCTTCACTTACAGACAAAAGCCCATTCCAAGCGACACCTAAAGAAGTATCTAAATACAAAACGCCACGATCAAGACCGGTTTCAAATCTTCGCGTGCCCGCATTATTCCATGAAAGAATTGGCATTTCTACCCCCTATCCAGAAGTTCCGAGTTGTTTTTTGCGGGATTCGTTAATCTCGCGATTTCTTTGCGCAGCGGCGTGCTTTGACATTTTGTCTGGTTTTGCATTCTTCATGTTGCAAATCCTAATTAATGCAAAAAGTCGATTAAGATGCCACGTCTGACATTCAAATGGTATGTTAAAGGCAATCATCCAATAGTAAATAAGCTCTGATGTAATTACCTCACTACGCCCGCCTTGCCTTTTTATTTCCGAAAAGAAAGTAGCCGATTGTTTTGAATCGATGTAGTTGTTTATTTCGGAGATGTGTGCTTGCGTAAGTTTTTCTAAGACTCCAGTGGGATAGTTTTCGTCGACAATCATTGCTTCAATATATGCAACTATTTCAGCGACGCTTTTATCTTGCTTCCCCAAAAAAGATTTCTCAAATTTTGACTCCCATTTTGACAGAGAGACCAGAGAATGCTCTAAGTTTAAGATTACAGTTTCATTATCATCTCTTTTAAAAGATTCTGTGGATTCGTCCCACAGTTCTTGACCTTCGATAACAAGTTTTAGCATTCTCTGGTCTCTTTCTGTCTAATTTAGAATCAGGTACGGTTGAACGTCCAAGACGTCTGAGCCAACGGCGCAATATTGTGTGTTCCGGCAAGCGTCGGAAGTGCCTGAATAACCACGCTTTGGGTGGCTGCCGGAATCTGAGTACCCGATGTAGCGCCTGCAGAAACAGTAACGCCACTGACTGCTGCGTTTGTAAGCACCCAACGAACACCAGTAAGCGCAGTGATAGTAACCACGCCGGTAGCCGCGACAAACGTCGGAGCTGCGGCAGCAAGCGCCTGGGAAGTAATGGTGGTGACGCTGCCACTAAACATCGACACAACTTCATCAGGAAGCGGAAGGCGCGCATTAGAACCGGCGGTGCCATAAAGCGCATTGGTTAAGGACAGCAGGTTTGCGGCGCTAACCCTGCGAGAATCAATAGTAATGATAGATGTTGGCTTCTGGCCGGTGACATTAACCGGAGTCGACATGAGCTCCCAGCTAAATGTAATCGGCTCCGGCGAATCGCTGACGGTGGTATACGCCTTTTCAGTCGGGCTAGCCTTAAGGCCGTAGACAAGGTGGTACTTAAACGCTAAATCGTCATTGACGTCGTTACCAAGCTTGGTTCGGTACGAAAGACCGAAGGTTTTGCGCGGCTGCTGGCCGATCTGAACCCCAGAGTTCTGTGTGACGATTCCGTCGAACTGGTTGAACTCGTCGGGGTAGGTATAGGCTTCCAGCGATGCGCTAAATTCCTCAACCGAATACAGGTTCAGGTACTTGATGTTGTCAGCATACTGCGCATTTGCTTCTGCACCGCTAGGCGACTCGGTGACGGACACAAGACCGTTCCAAGGAACACCGGCAGTGATGCCGTAGTCGCCGCTGCTATTGGGGATGTAGAGGACGCCCTGATCGACGCCTGTTTCATACAAACGTTCGCCAACATTGTCCCATGTAAGTACTGGCATTTTATTTCTCCTTAGAAGAAAAGATTGAACACGTCATGGTTTAATTTATCTGCCGTATAAAATCGATCATAAGAGCAAAGCGGAAGCAATGCTATTTTTTCTGGAATCAAACTGTCCGGATTTGAATCAATCACAGTTACCTGATACCGAATTCGACGATTATACGGTTTATTTCCAGCATGCGTCAGATCGTCATCATCTCGACGATAGACTATTGCGGGATATTGCATTTGTATACTTGGGGGCGGTTGGAAATATACATTATTTGACCCCAGAATAGTTTTAAGCAAGGCTTGGAGGGATGTACGTTGGGCCATTATAAACGCTTCCTAACCGAAGTATAAGACGAGGTGGCTGAACTTCAACATTGTCTACAGTCCATTTAACGTCATTCCATACGACATACTTTATTTTAGAAAAGTGTTTTGCAGCGTGCTGATCGACAAGAATGCTTATTGTATTACTTACTGTTATGTCCGAATTAAGATGTTCGTTGTCGCCACTTTTACGCGAAGCACGGGTAACGTCACCAAAATATAAATACTCTGTGATGACGTCAACCCATATTCCGGAGTTTGCTGGACTTTCTATGGTTTCGCCATAACCAACTGCACCATAAAATCTTGCCATAAAAACTCCTTGTGCTTATCAGTTACGAGTGAATGCCCAGAAGTCCTCAGCCGAGGTGTTGAACTCATACGAGGCGCTCGACGGGACTGCAACCACGTAAGTTGTAGCGCCAGCGGCAATCGCTGTCTGTGCGCCAGCCGACAAAGTTGCACCCGCGGTAACCACGCCATCAACCGAGTTGTACGTTGCGGCTTTGTACGTGACGCCAGTGACCGTCGGGATGGTAACAACACCAGTCGAAGCATTGAACGTCGGCTTAGTCGGGCTGACCAGAGTAACCGAAGCGGAAACCTTCTTGACGACGAGAGCCGACTTGAGCTTTGTCAGTGCGCCGCACATGCGAGTCTCAATGAGGTACTTCTGCTGGTTGTAGTCAATGTCGAAGTCCTCGAACATGCTAACTTCGCCGCCGCGAGTTGCGCCCATGGTGTAGTCCACCGGGTTGACGATGATCGCAACGATCGACGCGTCGTCCTCAAGGATCTCGCAACCAATGATTGCCGAGACGCGAAGCTCAGCGGCCAGCTGGTTGATGTCAGCGTAGATACGACGGCCGGTTGTGTCCTTAAGCAGCAAGAACCGCGAGATGTAGGTTTCGCTCATGTAGGCGTTGGGAAGACCGGTGCCCTTGTAGAAGCGACGAGCCGAAATAATCGCGTCGACGACTTCCGACATCGACGAACCGGCATCATCAATGTTGACATTGACCGTGGTCGTGAACATTTCGCTATCTTTGGCGATCGGGCGAATGTTCGTCTCGCTGATCTTGTCGCTGTCAGCCACATCGCGACCGTCACCAACAAGCGCCGCACGGGCGATCTCCTCGTCAAGCATGATGCGCATCTCAGCCTTCAGCCAAGCAACGACGTCGAAATCTGTGATCTCGATCATATCGTCGCGCTCAAGCTTCTGCTTCTTATAGATTGTGGTAGGGGTGGTAACGCGCTTACCGATCGAGAAGAACTCTTCCTTCTTGAAGCTGGACTTAATGTAGCCCTTGGCGCGAGCCTGATCAAAGGTGAGATCTGCCGACAGCGTGCGAATCCGGCTAAACGGCGTCTTGTTGGTGCCGTTCAGGAAGTTTGTCACCCACTCAGTGCGACGCTTGTTCCATTCAGGCTGGCTAAGAACGTTCTTAGCGTCCGGGAAAAGGACATCCACGTCAGTGATGCCGTGCACCAAGCCGTAATCGTAAATTGCCTCTTTGAACGAACCGCGCTTCTTGGCGTCGTCAAGAACGCTCTTAACGTCCGCGTGACTGACCACGTGCTTGTTTGTGCTTTCGCTCTGATCGAAGACGTTGTGGGACATTGTGATTCCTTCCTTAATTTCGTTAAGTGTTGCTTTAATTTCTTCAGTATTAATTGCGCTCTGCGCCATTGTGGATGCGTCTTCAAGAGCCGTCTGCACCATGTAAGCGACGACGTCTTTCTGCTCCTGCGTCATCGAATCATAGACATCCTGAACCGTAAGTTCGCTATTTGTGTCGGTCATTTTAGAATCGCCTTTGTTCATTGTATCTTCTGAATGAAAGAGCTCAATATCAAGCCCTGTGTAAATAATTGCTTCGTCTTCGACGATGTCATTACTACCATCGCTATGCCGAATGTTAATAGTGTCGATGAGTGCGCCGGGATTTGCGCCCGAAAACACTAAACTGACTTCACGAATCATCCCGTGAAGAACTCGACCGCCACGTTCAATTAACTGGTTAGCCCATATCGAGAGAGCTTTAATGTCGCGATGGTGAACTAATTTTTTGGCATGATCAGCGGGCTGAGTATCGTTAAAATATGCGTAAGCATATACACCATCTTCACGGTTTTCTAAAACCGCATGGCCTAAGACGTTGCTCGGAGTGTTGTGACCATGCTGCCACACCAGAGGAACTGTAACTCGGTCTTGATGTTTGAATGCATCCGGCATAATTGTTCTGCCATCGCTGCACTTCAATCCCGCTTTTGTTGCATATCCACCAAAATCTGCTTCCATTTTGACCTTCCTTTCTTAAATCTAGTTTTAGTCAAAAGAATTACTGAGTTGGTTGCGCCAATTCATTTGAAGTTGGCTGGGGCATGTTGCTATTAAGAAGTTTATCTGCTTTTGGATCATTGTGTGGCATAAACCCAAGGAACCCTCGAATTTCATTACTTGTTAAGATTTCGTTTCGAGAGAATTTGTCTGCGATTTCCGCAAGATCAGAAACAGGAACAAGCTTAAACGGATCTCGGAAGTATTTGATTCTTTCTCCCTTTTTAACCCGTTCAATGCCAATAAATGATCGTTGCACTGCTTGTGTAATTGCATCTAAAATTGGCTCAATAGTGCGATTAAAGTAGGCGACCATTACTTTTTCGTCGGCGGTTCCATTCATAACTTCCGGCGTTAACCCTAATTGACTAAACAACTGATTTGTTAAATACTCAATTTGTTTAAGCAGATTGTTTTCTGCAGGTCGGTTAAGTTGGGTAATCTTCTCGGTTCCGTCTGTGTAGGCAATACCGTATTGACTTCCACGCAACTGAAACTCAATTTCTTGTCGTCTCTTTTCGGCTTGCTGCTGACGGGCCTCAGACTTGATGACGTAAGGGAGCTGAATGATCAAATCAAGTTTGCCCGATCCAGTTGCTTCGTCTACCGAATCAAGAAGTGCAAGCTTTCGGACAAGTCGCTGAAGAGTAGAGTTAGTCTCATTCATTACTGAGTAGAACGGGTTCTCGACTACAGCAACTGCTCTTTTTGCTAGAATTATTTCTTGACGAACGCCTTTGATCTCGTTATAGATACTTACTTTAACATGCTGCGGATACCAGTCCACAATGTGACCAATTCGCAGCTGAAAAACATCATAACTTTTCGATAAACTTGGATCTTCGCTTGTTTCGATCGGGACGATTGCCATGACGCCTTTGTCGAATAAGGTTAACGCCGCGTCTTGAATAAACTGTCTTGGGCCTTGGTCGATGTTTGGTTCAAATGTTAAACAATCATTTAGCGAAGATTCTGCCTCGTTTAAATATCGCTTAAAACCATCAACTACAACATGACGAACATCAACGCCCGCGACATCAATACTTAGCCTAGTATATATAGAGGAAATTAGCGATCTATCGTTGTACAACATCAAACGCGGTTTATCCGGTCGAACATACGAGCTTGGGCCTAGGTTGGGAAACTGATCATCCCCATCTTGTTCGTATTTTATAAATGCGTTTAGTGCGTTTAATAAACGTGTTTTAATCGGCAAAATATACCTCCTTTCTATTTGTTAGCTTTGACTTTAGATGTCGGCAAGCTTTTTAGCCCCATGAACTTTCAATGCACTGTTAACCGAAGCAGTACCAAGCACAACAGCGGTAACGATAAACTTTTTATTTAAGCGTGCTTTTTTTGCAACGCCACTTGCTATAATATTTGTAGCGATGAATGCGGCGCCGGTGGCAACACGCCGTTGAACTCGGTTGTTTCTTGCTGTAACATCATATAGCTGCTTTTTTCGTTCGGCTCTCGACGGGGGCCCAGAGGCTTTTCGTCGCCCCCACTTCATGCCGGGAACACCAAAATGTGCAAGAACTCTATCAACCGGATCATCCAGTTTATAGTCAGCCCAGCTTATACCTTCGATATTATGGTGTTTAAAAAATTCATCAATTTCGTTATCGTTTAGTCCCTGTGTCTCAAGGTAAACCCCAACTGCGTTAAGGTCCATAACGTTCTCCTGTTCTAAAGTTTAAAGTCAGGAATATACGCCGATTTGATGCAAGTTTGTTCCGTCATAGAAAAACATTGCCACACCATTGGCAGAAAGCGTGATCTCTGCCGAGGCAGGGGCAGCCCCTCCGAGAAGGATGTTTACTGCACCAGCACCATTAAAGTTAATAGATGGCGATGCCGCCGTATTACCCAAGGTAAAACTGACTGCAATCAACGAGTTTGCAGGGGGCGCAGAGGTGGTCGTGGTTTTAGCGGCCGTTGCTGCTGCAGTTGCGGTTGTCACGGCAATAACGCCTGGCGTTATCTGCTGGCCAGATGGCGTGAAAAATGCACAGTCCTCGGCAATTAAGCTCGGGATGAGGCTTTTCTGACCCGTAACAATAATCTGTTTTGTAACTTTGTTTCCAGCCATTTTCGTATCCTTTCAAAATTGGCATCAATCAAATGCTTCTTTGTTTGCTTTGTATGCGACGTAAGCATCCATTAATGCGGATACATTGTCGATCTTTTCTTCTTTTCTTTTTTTAAATAATTTGCGATTACCATTTGTGTCCTCGAGAGTTACGGCATTACCCATAGCAAAACCCATTAACTCTTGATCAAATATAAGCATTCTTTGTTCGCTTAAAATTTTTAATTCACCGAGGGGTACTGATTCTGTTTTTGCGCCTTGAATTACTTTTTCGATCCCATATGGGCCATTTTCTGCTTCCCATCGAGTAACGAACTCTTTTGCGTTGTACGGATCGAAGCCAAAGCACCTTACGTCATACTCGCATCTTTGAATAAACATGTCGAGGTCATCGTATACTTGCATCATGTCTAACACGGTGCCGTCAAGTACATGGAGACTATCTTCTGCAATAAAAGTTTCGTATTTTGCTCGCATTGCTGCTTGGAGTTGCATTAGCGTTAAAGAAGAAATATAACTTCGAGTTTTTATACCGAAGCTTCCATCAGAAAGAGGAAATAAAAATGTGAACGCACAGAAATCGTCCCCTTGCGAAAGGTCTGCACCAAGAGAACATGGAAGTCTCCAGAATTCACGCATTCGGTGGGGTATTGTTTCTTCGTAAGTAAAGAAATATGTATACCCTTCCATCGGAATACCAAATCGCTTAGCCAAAATATCATTTCTAGAGGCCGGAGCTTTTTCAGCTCTCTCAACATCAAGTTGATACGTCTCATAACTGACGGTTTGGCCAATATTTGGCTGAGCTTTAATCCACATCTCTGGGTTCGCTACCTCTTCCACATCATCCAACTTGTAGTGCCAAATTGAAATATGTGGCGCTTGATAATCGCCTTTTAAGATAGTGGCAAGCTCCATTTTGATTGTGTCTCCGGAACCATTTCGAACGGTTCCTTCTGAACTAATGGCAACAATCACGTAGTCATCAAGTTTTGAGGCGCCTTGTTCTATTGCACCAACGACATCCTCTCGAATATCCCCAGAAAGCCATTCGTCAATTGTGGAGACTCTTGGTCGAAGGCCTTGAAGTTTTGTAATTGCCATTGGTCGAACTTCTAATAGCGAACCAGTTAAAAAGTTTTCGATGCCCTTTTTTGTTGCCGCTAATTTGGTTCGATCTGCTCTTGATCCCGTGGTATTCTGAAGTGATCCTTCTGTTAGAAACTTAAATAAAGGCCCTCGAGACCTAGTTATCGCAGTCCTAAACGGAGACATTACTTCATCTGCCTGTTTCATTGTTGGGGCGGTCGTTATTTGGTGCGTTGTCGCTGTGACTACATTCAAAAAGTAACTTTGTACACACATTGCATACATAGACTTTGCGGCACCTCGCGCAACAATCAGGTATTGCTTTTTTGTTAGTCTAGTCTTTACGTACTTTTTCACGTACGAACCTCGACGACCGTCTGGTCCGGGTGTATATACGCTTCTCTCAACGTAGTAATACCAGCCTAAAAGCTGTTCTGCCCAAAGTTTAAATGAATCCAAAAGGAGAAGGTTGCTACCATCCGTCAAGGTAAGTTCTTTTTCGCAGTATCGAACGAACCCCTCGACAATTGTGCCGTCATAATATATGTTTGGGTTGGCGATGAGATCGTCAATGCGATTCATTTCCAAAGAAACTTCGCGGTTTACCGGAATTTCTCCAGATAAAACTTTTTGTCGAAACTCAAAGTAATATTTTGGTACCGCGGTGTTTGACATTTCCAAGGTGGCAACCCTCCCTCCTAATTATTTTTTCGGAAACATATCGGCAACTACTTTTTCGTTAAATTTCTTCTCGATTAGCTTTTTCGCAGCAAATACGGTAGCTTTAGTACCAACGGTCTCTACTGAACTTTTGCCGATTTTTGTAAGAACGTCGTTTATGTGTTTTGCACCGGAACTTACTTGACGTTTATTCAGTTCATTGTACCGTTTTTCGGTTTCTAACCTTTTAATTCGAGCGTTAAGTTCCTCGTCAGTTAGACGATTTCCTTTTTCTTTAAATTTAGTTCTACCCTTGTTGTCTTTAACCGATCGTCCCAAGGCAAGTTGTTTTTGCGTGCGTCGAACACCCCATTGCTGACCTTTAACGCCGTAATGGGCTAAATATTCGTCTATTTGTTCTTTTGTTATATCATGCTTTACTTCAGAAATATTGGAAAGCATTTTACTCACCCACTTTCTCCCTGGATCTCCACCCCATGCTGCCCATGCAACACGACCGGCAGAAGGATAACCTTTTTCGTCGGCCCCCCAGCCCTTGCCTTGCTTATCTACCTCATGCCTTGCAAAGTAAGACGACATCCGTCGCATTGTATCTACAGATATCGAACGACCTGACGCAAGATCTCGCGCTCGTGCTCGGCCTACTCCAGTAAAACCAGAACCTGCGAATCCTTCTGAAATCCACTTTAATGCTCGTTTGGCTTCATCGCGAACTTCTTGCGGTGGTTCAAAAGAATCTTTTGTGCTCATGCTATTGACTCTTCTCGAAATTGATTTAAACGCCACTCATGCTCGGCAATTTGTTCTTTCATGGCGTTTAGATGAAAGGAAGTGACGGGAGGATCAAACAAATAACGAACTTTTAAATAAACATAAGTTTTACACATGCTCACAAGTTTTGTATTATTTGCAATAAAATCCTCCCATTTTGAGTCATCGTCTTCAATTGCAAATCCAGAAGAAGAACCAACGCCAAGCTGAGTAATTGTTGCAAAAGCAGAATTGATATGAGTGATTATGTCCAAATCAAATGCTGTATAATCCGAGGCAACGCCCAAAATCTTTTTTGTACTAGTTAAAATGCTTGTTTCCATAAGGGCATACCCTCCAACTTTTTTGTTAGATTAAAGTTTTAAGTAGCGCTAAGGTGTCTTGCGTTACTGAAATGGCATTATCAAAATTTACAACCAAATCGATATCGCCTCGAGCAAATGCTGAGTCTCTGTTGGTTTGAAGGTTTTGAAGTCTGTTGTTGGTAAGCTGGATAATCTCTTCGATTGTCATTAGAAGCCTTTCAACAGTACGTACCCGGCAGTAACACCAACGCCAGCAGTAGAAACGATGGCCCTTAAAAGACCAGTGTGTACGTTTGTTACTGTGGCTTGTACTGTGCTGCTCGCAACGGCGGTTAATGGAGAACCAATGTTATACCAAGATGCACCGTTATCATCAGAACCCTGAAGTTGTAATGCCGGAGCTGTTGTTGTAATTGCACCAACGTTAATCATGAGCTGTACGTTGCGGCAGTTAGCAACACCAAGCGCGGTGCTAACTAAGCTTGGTGTTGTGCTGTTTAGTGTTGTAAGCACGATTGACCGATCAATTAACTGACGAACATGATCGGTGCCGTCGCTAATCTGCAAGCGGTTTATGGCACGAGTAATGCTAGGGGTACCGCCGGCGACAGTTTGAACGTAGCGAATTCGGTTGCCATTAAATGCCAGACGCGGGCTACGGTACATGCCGTTTGCACTAATCCGAGGGAACGAATAAACTTTATACCAGTTAGTACCAGTGTCGTCTGACTCTTCAATGTCAACGTCTAAGGTTGGAGTCCCAGACACCGCTGTGACCGGAATGTTAATCTCGTACGACAGCCCAAACGTTGGCGTAAATGCCGCAGTAGTGGTTGAGGTCGTGATGGCTGCCGAAACGACATCGTTAATAAGACTTGGGATACCAAGGTTTGCGGACGTGATTGACGAAACGGTCGCAAGAGTTTGCGCAGAGGCAATGGAGGCAGTTACAGCAAGGTTAGCTGCAGTCGGGTTTAGTGCTTGAACTTGCGTGAGAGCAAGTGCAGACTGGCTAAAGACACTAACTGCCTGAACAGTACCGCCAACAAACGCGGTCGAAATTCTACAACGAACATACCTAGCGGTAATGGGCGCAATAAAAAGTCGCGTGGTGCTTGCTGCAATAGTTACTGCAGCAAGAAGGCTACTACTTGCGACGACCGAAGGCTCTTGCGCCGGAAGAGTGCTGCCCGATGCCGCCAGAGTAGTATCATTCGTTTGTTCAAATATTACTGCACCGGCACTAATACCAGCGCTAGCAATAATCTGAATGGCTACAGCGTGAAAGTTTGCTGCGTCATACCAGCCAGACACAGTGCCGGTTAGCAAATCGGTGTTAATTGCCGACTGAGTTGCCGGGCCAGTAACAGTGACGTCATTTGGGGCGGTGACGGCAACAGAGGCAGAGGGTGCCGCAGGACCAAGTGCAGCCGGTAACTTTGCGCTCATTGAGTCAACCGACGTCTTCGTCTGACTAGTGTTTGTCGCGATGGTTGCGAGCGATGTGTTACCTGTTGTTTGGTTTGCTGCTGTTGCAATATTAGTAGTGTTTGTCGCGATGGTTGCGAGCGATGTGTTACCTGTTGTTTGGTCAATATGCACATCAAGACGACGTTTTGCGCCATCAATGGTTGATGTTATTGGATTACCAGTGCCATCTTCAACTGCCACTTTTACAGCATCGGCTGTGGCGTCGTAACCAGCATGGACCGGAACAAAAATACCAGCCTGATCTAACGCTCTTACTGTTTTACTAGCGCCGGTTCCATCTTTTATTGTTAAGTTGTCTGCCATGATTCTCCTTTAAAAGAAAATGATTGGTACATATTGTGAGTTTTTCTCTTTTGAAAAGTCAAGTGAGTATAAAACCTCAATTACCTCAGAGATCACTCGAGGAATTAAAAGACTAATTGAAATGGCAAGTTCCATTTAAGCCATCGCAATTAGGCCGGTAGCCGTCGTGCCGGTGGAAAAAACTTGCGACACGCAAACTGGCAAAATTGTCCCAGCTACTACGTTTAAAAACGTGACAGTGTTTCCACCGGTTGTTTTCAGAGCAATATTCCCAGCGCCGCCTACATAAATACCTCGACCGGACACTGGTAATGGGTTTGTATCATTTGGGGTTATAGTCGCCGCGTATCTTGCGGGTGAGTTTGGGACGGCACTATAGCTGGAAAAGTTATCAATATTAGTCATTTTTATAACTCCGTTCTATTTGAAGATTTTTGTTCTTTTTATGCCGTCAGAAGAGAAACTTCAATGATCGACTTTTGTGTAAGATTGTCAAGCTCACCATGAAGCGGGAGAACAATCCCGTCGCTTGTTTTCTTAAAAAACGCCTGCCAGTTTCTTACTGAATCTTTTGTTTTTGATCCGTAATACCCATCAATAAGAAGACTTTGGCCGGCTATTTCGTTTAGCTGTCGCTGAAAGAACTTTACGTCATTCCCGACAGCGCCTTCTTTTAGATAACGAGACTTAATTTGCACGATGACTCCCGAAGTTGATGGTTGCGTTGATGGGACAGGAGGTTGTGGAGGTTGCTGGCGAGGTGTGACTTCGGCTAATTGATAAGAGTAATCAAGGTCTGGACGGCCGGCAGCGACCCAAGTGTTCCATCCATCTAACTCAATTGGTTGACCATGCCATGACTCGGCGCCTTTTTCACCAGGTCCACCAACATTCATATGATAACCATACTGAATTGCCGCTAAAGATCCTTGTTTTGGAACTTCATCCCAGTTTGGAGCGCGATGTTTGTGTCCAGGATTTACAACAACCCAGTCCACTGCCGTGTAGTATAGTCCCGACGGAAAATTTTGGTCTTGATGAAAGGACTGACCCTCAAGGGCAAAACCCGGTTTGTTAGGTTGTTCCCCTCGCGCTCTCCTTGCTCCGCCAGGTCCAAACTTCCCACCTTGGTGTGTAATAAAATTAATAGTTCGTCTGAAAGCTTCCGGATGCATGCGAAAACGTAAATATTCTTTAATTGTTTCTAAATCTACTAGCCGTGTACCATAACCAAAAGGATATAAAACTTTAGACATTTGATTCCTTTCTACCAAAGTTTTGTGTCTCCAGGCGATCGATCCACTATTTTTTGTGGCAGAAGACTTACATCTCCATAGTGAATGGCATTATGCGTGTTTTGAGAAGTCGTGATTAGATATTCTGGGTCGAGAACCCACTCTTCATGATCTAGTAAATCATCAAGCTCAACTGGGTTCATGTGATGCACCAGCAAATTTGCATGAATATACATACCTAAAACGCCTAAGTCACAGCCAGAATCGCGAGCGATGGCAATGCGCCGGGCTCTTTTCCACTCGGTAGAAGTATAAAAAGCCTGGTTGATGTAACGATCAAACCCAAACGTTGAAGCTCCAACTTCACCACCAAGACGTAAATAAGCGTACCTATCCTCAAAGCTATCAAATTGCTTTAGCTCAGAATAAGTTCTAATCTTCTTGGTCATCTAAATCTGTTTCTTCGCCGTTGTAGCTTCGCATCGCGTTAAGTGCCTCTCGATACAATGCTTCGACTTCCTTAGCCGACTCCATCGCTTCTGTTTTCTTTTTAAGAAGCTCGTTTTCGTGCTGAAGACGCTGCTGTTCTAGGCGCTCTCTTGTAGTGCCTAGTTTCAAAAAATGCGTTATGACTTGCGCGGATGCAGTGCCCTCTTCTATCTGTTTTTCGGCAAGCTGCATAGCTCTAGAGATCATTAACGTTTCTTGACCTTCCGGAGTGGTTGCCGGTTTTATTTTGCGTTCTAATTTTTGCTTTCCCGATGAAGCATTGCGAGCAACCATATACTCTCCTTTCTAATTTCTAAGCGACTGTACAATCTTGTCGCCCCAGCCTTCGGCAACACTATCTTGGCAAAATATAGGTGCGGTAAACGTTCTTCCGTGTTCTGGGGTCATAAGATACATGCCCTGCTGTGGCTCTTCGAACCCAAAGTTATTGAGGAAGGCGTACTCATCGTAACCGGACATGCACCCATTAATCATTCCTCGTGGGAGCCAAATAAGTTGATGCCAGTGCCCAATGTCCATGTAGTCGTACGAGAGACCGACCGCAGATTGTCGCTTTTGTTTCTTATCATCCATGCGCATAATGGGTGACATAATGCCGCCCCAACCAGAACCACCACTAGCTTGATCGCCATGCGTAAGCATTTTGCGATAACCATAAGTCATGTATGTGACATCTGCGCTGTCCGAAATATGAAAGTCGACGCCTTTTATTTTACGCTCAGCCACTACTCGCGCCACCACTTTACTGAAGTACCAGTCATAGTTTTCGCGAGCTCTGAGTTTGGCAATTGGTTTACGATCGTATCGCCCATGATTACCAACCACGACCGGAATGTAAATTTTACCAAAATGCTTCGCTAACATTTCGATGCCTTGTACAAAGGGATCGATCCAATAATCAAGCGTGTCAAGAATTGGGGCCGAGTTCGTTCTGCGAAGTTCATCATGAATGACTCCGGCAAAAAGGTCACCACCAAGCTGTAGAACAAGACCGTCCACAGAAATGCCACTATGCCAATCGTCTGCAATTTTAACTATTCCGTTAAAAATTTTCTTTAAGCGCATTTCTGAAATTTGGCGATCGAGCTTGTTCATGCCCATAACTTCATGCACATTGACGACTTCATCAAGGTGAAGATCACTGAGCATAACGGTCCAAGTTCCGTGATGTTTCTTTGAACTTGATGCGGGTTGTTCAACCAGCCAATCCGGATTTGGATTGAACTTGTCAATCTTTTCAAAAATTTTTAATGAACGCTCAAGCTCTTCGACGCGTTTAGCGCTTTCCGCTAAACTAAGCGAAGTGTTTTTTAGAGTTCGTTCGAGCTTATCGGCCTTAAGGCGTTCAAGATGTAGGTCGGATTTGTTCTGCGCTTTTGTAAAGTCATCTGGATTTGTTTTACTCAATTCCTGCCGCCTTTTTTATTGCGGCCATATGTGCCGCATAGCTGTCGCGCCCGTGTCTGTGGTTTAAGATTGTGCCGGTGCTTGAAGCTATTCCCCAATCATTTAAAACCTCACTAATGACTGGAGCACTTATACTGTGATCTAATAGCGCTTCGTAAAACTGTTTAATTTTTGTTTTTGGTAAACCAAGTACACCAGAACAGGTCACACATTTTTTTTGTCGTTGCTCAATAAGTTTTTTATGTTGGAGCTTTTCAAACTCATTCATTGCACGTACTCCCTATAGGGGTTAGAGCACATGATTAGCTTTTGCGAACCGACAACTACACAGGTTGCCTGTGTCGTTAAATGTCTTTTCCGTCAAAACTAAACCATGTTTCATTGCGATGATGTCGGCTTGATGTAGGTTATCGCTAAGAATTACGACACAAAGGGAGTCCGCTTGGATCGCATTCATTTGAAATAACTTGAAGTCAAGATTTCCCATTTCGAATCCGGCATAAAAAGAAGCGTCATCAAATTTACCGCCGCGACTTACCACGTTTGTGAACGGGGTTGACACATTAAAGTTAATCTCGTCACTCATCTAAGTCCTCAATTGATAGTCGAATCGTAAATTGGTCATGGTAAATGCTCCCCCGGGGAAATATAGAGGACACCGGCGATAAACAAGGGGGGGTATTTTTAAAGACCCCCCTCCCCCGGGTAGAGCTTTACCGCAACTAGACGTTACTATCTACTTCTTGCTGTACTTCTTGCTGTACTTCTCGCATGACTCGTCTATGCATACCACTAACGTTTTCCATAAGTATTTCATCGATGGCTAGTTCGTTGGCAGCTAGTTGGTCGGCCTCCGACATTTCATTGGATGTATTGATGATTCTAGCTAGCAAGGCCAGTGTGTGGTACCCGGAGGCTATATCAAAAGAAAACCAAGGCTTGAATTGAGTAAACGGATCAAATGGATTGTCAACAGTAGTAAGCATAGACTCGTATTGTTTCGCATTAGTATCGTTTAACTTAGTGTTGTTTGAATTAGTTATGTCGCTCATGCTTTCCTCCTTCCTAAGCCTCGGACTCGTTTACTGCAGTGTCTAGTGTTGTTAAAGAGATACCAAACTTTGCTGCAACTTCGGCTCTTGTGTAGCCACTGGCCAACATTTGCTTGGCTCTTACAACTTTATTAGAAGTCATAATCTTTTTGTTTACTGGTGTAGCAAACTGTCGCACTACGTCAATGTCAGATTGTCTTAGAATCTCATTGAGTTTTGTGTTGGACACGGCACCCTGTTGAATGGCATTCCACTCGTCCGGAGTGATGACTATTTTATCCTTGCCTGCACCTGTTCGGGTACGGGCTTGATTTAGGGCCTGGGTTTTAACCTTCTTTAATGTTTCTTTGTCCATATCAGGATTGGCTGCTTGACGCATACGAACAATAGCATTAGCAAAGATCTGGGCCTGTCTTTCAAGGGGGGCGTTTCTTTCCGCTATGCGAAGCTTAGCTGTCAGGGAATCTACTTCTTTGTTATAAACTTTGGCTGCAGATGGCGACCTCACCACATTGGGGGTATTGATTTGCTCTAATCTGATTTCATTAGCAAGGTTCTTTAGTTTGTTAGAATGCTCAGCGTATACCTTTTCAATTTGGGTGGGGGTATTTTTAATTAAAGTAAACGCATCGTCGGTCTCCGCGAGTCTAACCGACTTCCTCATTCTTACGTTTTGTTTTCCTTTGCTATCAACAAAAGTTTCAGCAGATGCCGGATCAAATACCCTTTTACCCGTAGCTTTGTCTATTGGTCCACCATCTTGCGCCCGCCTTGGTTTGAGGTCGGGGACTCTAAGCTGTTGGTTTGATAACGAGATTAGAGTGGATGCGCCGGCGTTTGGTCCACCTTGATACTTAGCTTTTAATGCGGGGATACCATTGTCTATCGCCGATTGCTTATAGTTTAGTTCGTGTTTCTCAGCATCAATGACTACCATCGAGTGTTTAATTGCTCTAGCTAGTTCGCTTCTAGACGCGCCTCGTAAAGTCATGTCAGTAATTAAGTTTGACACGAGACCCATCTCGAGTCCTTTTTCGCGTGCGGTCATAACTTTCATGCCCTCATAACGACGATAAGAACTTCTTGGGTCGAACCCCTGTAAGTCTTCCAGTGCTCGTGTTGTATCTATTCTCTTAGAAACAGGGCCGTCATTTGGTATTACGAGTACCGTGTCGCCATCGAAGTCTGCGCCAGACAACCTTTCGGCAACGGAGTGATGAATACCAATCGCATCTCGTGCGTCCTTCAGCAATCGCTTTGCTTCGGGTTGCTTGTTGTTCACCGTCAATTCTGGAATCTCAAAAGTGCCACCATGCGGAAATCGAATTAACACAACTTTTGTTCCATCAAGGTAATTCGGCGCATAAACTTGACTCGGGGGCATAGAACCAATCGGAAGAATGACGTGAGTCCCTTGACCCTTTAACGCAGCGGCCTTCAAATGTACTGCTGAAGAATCAACATCATCAGCTAGCTTTTCTAAAAGTAGCTTTCGAACGGCCGGGTTAGTAAGCTTAGCGATTTCTTTGAACTCTGCTTCCTTACTCTCATACGTCATGTCCAACTGTGTTTTTGCTAATTTTGTGCTTTGCTTAGATAGTACTTGTTTAGACAGGGTGTCTGACCAGTTCGACCAGTTTCCTTCTTCATGCACAATGTTCATGGCAGAGATCACTTTTTCTGTGCCATCAGTCATGTTCTTACCATATCCAGTTAAATACTGCTGACCATCTGATTCTCTAGCCACGATTTGTCGAACTATAGAACCGAACGGGTTAGCATCATCAACGTCGCCTTCTCCCGTACGCTTTACTGGTTTGAGTGCATCAAGTTTATTTCCGGTATCGCTTTTGTTTGTATTGAATTGAAGATCAACGCCCTTGGGTAGATCCTCTTTATACATAGCCATACCCTTCATATAATGCCCATCACCAACCGCGATTCGAACTTGTGCGTAGCGAGCATCGCCCAGAGAAACGTCCTTAACACCTTGGCGCACATATATTACGCCGTCAAGTTTATCTCCGCCTTGTTCTTTATAAACTACGTCCACTCGTTTGGGATCTATTTTGAGCGGAGGCAGCAACCCAAAGAAAGATCTACCGCCGTCATCAGAGAAATTCTGAACTTGTCGAATGAGGTCTTGATTTTTTCTGACTTCTGACGTTTTTACTCCAGGGCCGGCTAACACTTTAACTGTAGTTTCTTTTCCGGTACCAAGCTGAAGCACTCGAACGTAATGCTTTGTGTAACCTTCTTCTCTAGCCAAGGCAACCGCATTGCGCCAGGTTGTTTCTGATACGCCTTGATGCAACCAGGTGTTATCACCTACGTCGAGATACTTTTTTTGATCGACCTCTTTTTTCAACATGTTGGTAACTGACTGAAGTCGGTCCAACTTGTCTTTCTCACCGGGGACAAGCAACGTTCGAACAGTAGATTCTGGAATACCCATAATCCTACCGATTTCGGATGTGCTTACGCCCTTATCTTTTAAACCCCAAGCCTGATCGATACGTGCTTGTTTTTGTTCGTTCTTAGCAATTGACTTTCGAGCTCGAAGCTCCGACGTGTTCATACCAAGGCCTGCCGCAATAGCAGTCTCCGAAAGCCCTTGTTTCTTTAAAGAATCAACAGTGCTGAGAAACTCTGTATAGTGTATTTCTTCTCCGCCAGAACCCCAAGCATAACGTCCAGACTTACGCAAAATCCCGTAGTGAGCCAAATAGTCTTTGTATTCATCCTCGTCAATAATCAAGGTCGTTCTCCTTTAAGTATTCAACGTGACGATCGAAATCAATAATCGTATTCATGATTGTTAAAATTTCTTCGGGATCTGCAACAAATACAGATACGTCATTGTTTTGATAGATGCGAAGTTCTATGTCTATCTCAAACGGAGACACGCCATATTCAAGACAAAACAACGCCGCATAGATCTCAAGTTGATGTTCGGATGTTTTTGATATTCCTGTTTTTAAATCGTGAATTCTAAGCTTACCATTACGGAAGCTTATTGCATCTGCGGTACCAAAGCAGTTGTCTGAGTAATAGAGCGATTGTTCTGGCTTCATCTTATAATTTATTGCATCATTGATGTAGGCATACAGTGTCTTACTGCTTCTTGGTTGTTTTATTCCTAGCTTTATCGCAGTTTGCGCATATTCGTGTAAAGCAACGCCGCGTGCTGCTTGTGCCGCCGAATAGTAACGAGCCGTTAGCTTTTGTTCGTTATAATTAATCCAGTGATAACTGCTTGGGCTCAAAAGGGCATGTTTACCTCGAAGTGCGGAGTGCGTGTTGAAGTTCATTTAGCACCCTTGTTTCGTTTTCCGGATAGATCACAGATGCGTAAGACATCTGGTTTAACGTGTCAACCCAATACTGTTGATTCGGGCGCTCAGAAGCATTAGCGTCTCGCTTTACTTCTAAGGCGGCCCAACGATCATAGTAAAAAATAGTAATATCCGGATATCCTTGAATGTAAGACGAATCGTTTTTCTGGATGACGCAATCCGGAAACAATAATCTAAGTTTTTTGATCAACTTAGCTTGGTAATCATTTTCTTTCATGCATTTCTCCAAAAAAACATAGCATGAGTTAGAGTTACTCTATCTCTCCTATTATACCCAGTGTTATTCTTGCAACTTAATACTCACTTAGTGTTTTTACGGTCGACCTTTGATCCTCAAATTCAAAAGTCTGACCGGTAGGCCAAACTCGTTTACTACCAGTATTATTTGAGCTTTGGAATATTTCTTTTATAAGTAAACCGTTCAGCATAGCCGCTTCCGCAATGTTTTTATAATGCATATTTGTGTTGGTTTCATAAACTGGACCAAGTTCAGAAATGTAGTCTATCGTCGAGTCTTTGTTTTTTAGAAATTGTCGATGGTAGTTATAAGCAAACCAACGCGGTCGCCATGCTAAATTTGTTGCATCACAGTTTTGTAAATCACCATCAAGATGAATTGGCGTGTTTAGTATATCTGTGTGACCATACACAAATATGTTTGCTACAAGAAGCGCCACCGATCTTGTGTATCTACCTCTTTCGTTGATTAACGCCACCTTTACTATTTTTTGTCTGGTTAGGCTTGTCGATACGCGCCTTCCAGTGTTGCGATTAATAACGTTCCCTAAGCTACTGACTTGATACATGGGGAACTCAAAGATGGTCACCCATTCTTCATCCATTTCCGCCCCCTTTGGTGGAAGTAAAACAAAAACCAAGGTTGTCGCCCTAAAGTGAGTATTAATGCCAAAATTTTTTTCAAACTCGTATGGAAAAAAATGAAAGATAATACTCACTTTTAAATTTCACGAGTGAGTATTATCTCTATCTCGCGCGTAAGTGAGTATTATCTTTCAAAATTTCTATACGAGTTGAGAAAAAATTTTGGCATTAATACTCACTTTAGAGCAAACAGCCTCGGAGCAAGCAAAATACCACAAAACACCTGGTAGATGGCTATTTTTTTATTTGTAGTTTTTGATTTGATTCGAAAACAAAGCCGTCAAATTTGCCAAGATTTTTTAACCTTTTTAAAAACACTTGAAAATACCAGTTAAAAAGTTAAGTTTTTCCCAGCAAAACAGAGCCGTCTCGATCGGCTTTTAACCTCAGAAAACTGCCAATTTCTAACGAAAAACCATTTCCAAAAATCAGCAAAAAATAAAGCCGCTAAAAAATCTTGGCAAATTTGACGGGTGTTTATCAAAACTCAACATCAATTCCAAGTGATTCCGCAGCCCATTTTTTCTCATTAAACAGCTGTTTTTTAGATAGTGATTGGCGTACCGCATAGTCGATTGGCGAGCTGGAGAGTAGAATGTAATAGTGTAATTGAGTGAATGGACTATTCAAACGATCAATTCTACCCTGTGCCTGCTCGAAGTTTTTGTATGAGTAAGTTAGAGAGTAGAACGCCATTGCATCAGTTTGTATGCAATTCCAACCCTCCGCTCCACTAACATACTGAACCAGATACACCCACGAATCGGTATCAGGAATTGGTTGTTTTCTATGGCCATTCCATTCAGCAACCACAAACTCATCCGACAACGTACGAAGAGCTTCGAGTTCGTAATTAAAGTTGTAATAGACGATCATTTTCGGATGCTTATGTAACAGCTCACGCAAAACCTGAATTCGACTTGGGTCACCATTGACAACTTTTCGCATTAACGAAAACATTTCTGATACGTCTCGTATCGGTCGGTCTTCAAATATATGCCAACGATCCACAGTAACTTTCTTAAACAACACCGGATCATAACAAACTGGAACTTCTTCCAATGTTCGTTCCGTATGCTTGTGGTATGGCATCTCGACCAAGACGATGTTCCTGTATTTCTCCAACGTTTTAATCCCGAGGTATCTTACTATCTTGGGGAACTTAGAGTAGGGCGCATACAAGACATGCTCTCGTTTAAATTGACTTGCGTTTTTATAAAAGCCGTTCGCCACAAAAATGGGAACATAATCCATCCAAGTGTCCCCAGGCGTTGCCGTAAGCAAAACCCAGTTATTGTTTCGAGCGATCTTTTGAAACGACTTAACCCAGGCTCCAGTACCAACAAGTCTTTGCTCGTCAAAAATAAAGAAAGCGTCTTCGATGTTAATGTATTTCCCAATATTGTTCCAAGAGTCAACAGTCAGGACCCCAATGTGGTTTGGCGTGCATTCTCTTAACCTTGATATCCCGAGCTGAGCGGCGTCCTTCTCCCACTCAAGAGAGTCCCGCTTCTTCGCTGTTGTAATGACGTAGATGTCTTTGGGTGCCTCCTCTTTTAAATAGTAAGACAAAATGGTAATCGACTTGCCGGTACCAACACCGCCGTACAAAATGGTTCGATTACGGATTTGGTCTAATGCTCTTTTTTGGTGCGGGAGAAGTTCGATCATTATCGAAACAGCCCAATTCGCTCATCTCGTCGACCAACGTACCCAGAGTCCCTTGACACATTCCACCGACTCATCAAACGGTAATACTTAAGAGTAATTGTGTAGAAGTATTCGATACACTCCCACTCGATTTGTGTCGGGTCTGCTCCGTATTCATAAGCAGCTTTTTCTATTTTATAAAAGGTTTCTGGTAACTGAGCTTCGTCAAAAAAGTCACCGTAAGCATAAAAGTTTATTTGGTTTGTGAAGAAGTCTGGTTCTTCTCTACAGACGACTATCGAGTCCATAAATATCCTTCTCGTAGTTATAGGTTGATAGGACGATTTTTTGTCTTAATTCATTTTTCTCTAGTTCGTTACGAAGAGTGCGCTCATTTAGACATTGCTGATAACACTCTGGCGAGCCATCGTTTTCGCATTGCTCTTTGTGATAGACATCCCAGGGACAAAGACTTTCTGCCACAAGATCTCCTTTTCCACTATTCAAGGCGGCCGTCCTCCTCGAGCCATTCGTCAAATGTGGAATCTTTTGGTCGAAGGCCTTTAAACTCCGGAACGTCTACCGGAACCGGATGAGTCCATCGAGCTTTAGCGACGATCACGCTATCAAATCGCTTTACTCTGGTCTCGGCGCCTCGTCGACGTAGAGCAGCAACTAACGCGGTTAGAGAAACGTATGCGTGGCGATTTGACGGGGCAGCGAGCGGCTTGTGCTCCCACACATCAACGACAACCCATTTATTTGGTCTGCTCATCAAGACAACTAACGTTTGTTCAATTGGGTGTAGGCGGGGTGGGTTTATTTTTGTGGACCTCATGTATCTCCAAAAAATATAGTACTAGTTTGGGTGCGAGGAAAAAACCCTTAGCACTTGTTACGGTGCTTCGGGCTTTGTGAAGCTGTTCACGCCTTCTTGAGGTTACACTTCTTCTGCTTCTTGTCGACCAGGTAGCCGGCGACCATGAGCGGGCCAACGGTGATCGCGGTCATGACGATTGTCGTCACGACTCCGAACACCAGTGTCTCGCCTACGGTCAGGTCTGCGGTCTTCTTGCTGAGCATGGGGGCTCCTTATTGGGTTAGATGGGGCTTCATTATAACCCATGTATTTCTTGCGAAGCAAAAACCCTTAGCACTTGTTACGGTGCTTCGGGCTTGACTTTGCAGTCAGCGGGCAGTGGTCTCGATGATCACTGGAGCGGGCGGGGGCAGGGGCGAGGTCTTTGCTTTCCGCGCGAGAATACCACGCACGAGGGTCTTGCCGACGACGACACCGCCGATGACCATGAGGCCAGTGGCGATGACGCCTTTGGGCGAGATCTCGTAGATGTTCTCGACGGTCTCTTTGACGTCGTCTTGCATTTGTCTCTCCTTTGTTTGATTGAGATTACTACTTCATTATACCCCATGTTATTCTTGCGAAACAAAAACCCTTAGCACTTGTTACGATGCTTCGGGCTTTTTGAAGTTCTACTTCTTATAGTAGAACCTCCAAATGATCTTCTTCGGCTTCTTGTCGCCCGTGGGCTCCATGAGCTCACTCTCGAGAAGCGCGAGGTCGGCCAGGGTCTTCTGCAGCATGGTTCGAATCTTGTATTTGTCTTCGATGGACAGATGGGTATCTGCTCCGTCGAAGTTAGCGGGATCCAACTTGCGTTGAAGAGCGGCTAGCTCATCCTTCTTGAGTTGTGTTACATGGTAACGGGCGGTAAAGTCGTCGATATAACGATCCATGGTGGGTCCTTATCTGTTGGGTTTACTTCATCATACCCCATGTGATTTATGCGAAGCAAAAACCCTTAGCACTTGTTTAAGGCGCTTCGGGCTTTTATTACTTACTGTCTACGACTATCTGTACGATCGCACACAGCAAAATTACTGCGACGATATACATGGGGCGTATCCTTTCTGTGGGGTCTATTATACCCCATGTATTTCCTGCGAAAAACAATACCCTTTGATATTATCGCGGGGCGTTGTTTTGACTCTGTGGGGGGTTACTTGTTGGTATTGCTCTGGCTCTTTCGGCGGGCGGTCTTCTTGTTGTTCACGTGGACGGAGCTTGCGATCCAGGTCACCAAAATGATGACGAGGAAGGTTTGGCCTGTCGCTGTGGTCGGGTTGAGGACCGATGCTTTGATGAGATTCAGTACAATGTCCATGGGACATCCTTTCTGTGGGGTCTATTATACCCCATGTAATTCCTGCGAAGCAAAAACCCTTAGCACTTGTTACGGTGCTTCGGGCTTTGGGGTCTACTTGCGGATGATCTTTTTCACGATCACGACGAGCCCGGCGAGCGCGAGGGCGTAGACCGTGACGCTGACGACGTACATCTTCGTACGCTCTTTTGCGTCCATGGTCTCTTCCACGAATTCGCCTACTTCTCTGAACATGCCCATTAGGGTCTCCTTTGTAGCGGGTCATTATACCCCATGTAATTCTTGCGAGACAAAAACCCTTAGCACTTGTTTAGGGCGCTTCGGGCTTTGTGGCATCACCAGTTAATGGTCATGCACCTGAACTTGACTCTGTCTTTGAATCTGTCGCTTGCGTCGGGGTGGATGATGGTGTCGTCGTCGTTGAGCACGTTACACAGTTCATCGATGACAATCATCGCGGCCTCGTTCTCGATCTTGAGGTCTTTGATCTTGATCTTGAGGTCGTCGATTTTCTTCGAGTAGTGCTTATGGGCGCACACGGCGGTGATCCTTTCAGCCACCAGTCCGGTAGCCAACAATCCGAGGATGTACTTCTTGTTCATTAGATGTCCTTTTCGGTTGGGGTTGCTTATTATATCCCATGTTATTTATGCGAAAAAGAATACCCAGTGTGAAAAGCGGGCAGTTTATACACCTACCCAGGTGTCTACGATCTTACTTCAAGTTAACGACAAAGTAGTCGTTTTCTAGCGCCTGACCTTTAACAAAAAGACTGTCGAATCCAGATTGCGTAAGTACACCATTCATGTACTCGGCACCAAAATCCGCAACCAGAATATAGTCTACTGGAACAAGATCATCGGCGTCGTCGATGTCAATTCCGTATTGAACGGCTAGTTTTGTTTGATTCTCTTTGGTGATGTAAATGCCTTTCATATTACCCTTTCGTTAAAGTTGTTTGATGTCAACGATCTGTGAGGCCTGCATGAGAAAACACCCATGCTCATCTTCAAAAACGACAAAACCCTCTAGTTTTAAAAAATCAGAAAAGTCGTCGACGACCGGCTCACCGTTAACGTCTAATACTACATCATCGTAGCTTCGTATGTAACAGACTTCTTTTTTGAACTTGCCTTTAAAAGTCCAAGTGATTTCGACTTGCTGTTTCACTTTTATTTTTTTCGTTTAAACAACTTCTCAACGAAATCCCACAAAAGATACAAGCCCATCCAAATGTAATCCATCATGCCACACCTCTAAAGTCTTTTGCAAACTCAAAGATCTCAAAGCATTTTGGACACAAAGGAAATTCTTCTGGGTTTTTGCTAGGAACCCAGGTATACCCGCATAGCGCTGTTATTGGCGTTTGTGCTAGCATCGCTTCTAACACGATAATGCGAGCCGGCCGCAAGTCATCGCCACGGTCGATAATGTGTGTGAATTCTTGCTCATTGTCGTTGGGATCTACTACTGGGTCTATCTCAAGTTGCATCGTCATAAAGCGTTTCCGGGTCATCGCCCCATCCCCAAGCGGGTAAACTTGACCAATGCGAATCGGGGTGCTGATTAAACACACTTGGGAACACCACAGGCTTCCATGCTGCGTAAGGCATGCAATTTGGATCTGGGGCATCGTCAAGAAGAATATCACCCAAAACTAACGACTTCTTTGGGGCGAGGATCATCTTATGCTCAAGATATGGGAAATGCCTTCTTAGCCAAGCGCCTTTGTCGTCTCGACAGTACGGATTGACTTCGAGCGGCTTAGTGCAAACCCAAACGTCAAATATTTTCATCAATTCAGGCACGCCTTCGGCTGCGCCTTTCGTCACCGGCAAATCAAGAAACCATCGAGTTTTATCAATCTGACGACGAGCCTCTGCGCGCTCATCATCATGAATGAAATTCTCGGTCATGAATCGCTTTCGATTTGGATCATCAAGTCCGGTAATATTTAACTCGAACCCTTGCTCTTGACAATACTCCCAAAAAGCTAAGTCAAAGTCGGCGATTGGGCCATCCATATCTAACAGTAAAATCGGTTTTATCATTTTAGTTCCCTTCGATCGAGGTGGTCAGTTTTAGCTTTCGTTTATGTCTTCGCACTTCTCTTCCGGATAAGCCGCCCCAAATGCCGTCGACTATCTCGTTACTCACAGCAAACTCAAGGCATTCCTGCTTAACCAAACAGTCTTTGCATATTGACTTTGCTAACTTTACTTTTTTGGCTTCTCCTCTTTGTGGGAAAAATATATCGCGATCCCATCCGTAACAAGCAGCTTCGGCTCGCCACGATTCAGATACGTTCACTTGGACAACGTCGAGTATCGTCACTTTTTTACCTCTCGGAAGATTGGGAAACGAAGTTGCCAACGCTTTTTTGGTGGATGTTCTTCGCGGTTGTGTCGATCCCAACAGCATTTCCAGCACTCAGCATAAAGCGTGCTTGGGTAGCCATCGGGCCATGCTTTGGATCTTCTGCACAACATGCATGTCATACGATCACCGCTCACGTCACTGCTCCGTCCCACTCGAAAATCCAGACGTGTCCCCGCGTCCGGTGGGTGAGGACATATCGGTCGACGGGGATGAGAACGTTTGGTCCATCGTCTGCGCCCTCGGTCAGCGATCGGTGAGACATCGACCTCATGCGGGGCACCAGCCACTCGCGTGGTGGCTCGCCGTCAAGCGTGCGTGTCGTACCGTGCTCGCGGCCGTCGATGAAGAACGCTCGGGCGCGCTCACGAACGCTCACGTCGGGCCTCCCTTACTTCAAGGTATCCGGGATCGAGTTTGACGACAGGGACAGGTGTCTCAACCAATCGCGACAGCTCTCCGGTCTCAGGAACGCCAAGAAGGACAAGTGGATATGACTTTTCTGTCAGGTTCAAATTTCTACGTGCTTGATTGGTCATTGCGCGTATTTTGTTTGTTGCGCTATACACCTCATAGTCAAGCTTGTCTGGATTGATCTGGTTCATTATTCTCCTTAGTCTTTTTGATCGTCGTTAAACAAACTTTCCCAACACTTATCGCTACACACGCCGCTTATCAAAGATTCGATCTCCATCACGGTTAAATGCGGAAACGCGAATGCGGTTGGTTTGCCTTTGCGCCAGGCATCGGCCTGTTTGGTTTCGACTGTGTATTTTCTAATTGTCTTGCACGCCATGCAAGGCGCGGACTCAACGGTTGTGTATTCTTTGGTCATTGTTTCTCCTTTAAAATAGAAAAAAGCATAGCACTTGTTTGAGGTGCTAGAGGCTTTTATGTCGGTTAACTCAAACCGTTTTCCGGGATGCCGAACTCGGAGCAGGGATCCAACTTATCTTTCTCACCGGGGGCAAGCAACGTTCGAACAGTAGATTCTGAAATACCCATAATCCTACTGATTTCAAATGTGCTTACGCCCTTATCTTTTAAACCCCAAGCCTGATCAATGCGTTTTTGTTTTTGTTTGTTCTTAGCAATTGACTTTTGAGTGAGCTTTTCTTTCTTTTCTGGTGTCGGTGTCATTTATTTCTCCTTGTTATTAATGCCAGTGCCTAGCCCGGGACTCGAACCCGGATGATCATATGATCGAGGGATTTTAAGTCCCCTGCGTCTGCCATTTCGCCAGCCAGGCTTATGTGGTGCTAGGGCTTAGGTTTATCCCCTAGCTCACGTACATTTCCAGGAATCCTTGAAAGGGGGGGTTCAGGATTTGACCTAGTACGCTCCAGAAGTTTATTACAACCATCATATAACCTCTGGCAGAAGTTTGATGGAGGGCTTTTGGGCTAAAGTTTACCCTGACTTTTCAGTCGAAGGTAAATAGCCAAGACTTGGTTGTCTGGCATTTTGTTGACTTTTTCTTTCCATTGGTTGGGAAACAAACCAATTTTTAAAACAGCTTCACGCTCTTTTTGAACGCTCATTGCTCTCCTTGTTAGTCACATTGAATCGAGAACTTCTCGAACCATTCCGATTGTGTGGAAATATGATTGCCCACTTGGTTTTTCCCAAAACAATTGCTCCCAATCGTTAGCATCACGAGTGGTAACAATCACCACCATGCCACTGATCATTTTGGGTGCGTCTGGGTTGTACCCGCATTCGCAATCGTATTCATGATCCCCAACCGTTGGTTTTGTCATCACGTCTGGGTATTCCGCTAAAAGCGACTCGAGTCTATGGAAGAACTCATCGCGTCGGGTGTTGTATTCTTCGTAATTAATTTCTGTCATGTTTCTCCTTTTACTACTTGAGAGCCGGATGCAGGAATTGAACCTGCGACAACCGCATTACAAGTGCGGTGCTCTGCCAACTGAGCTAATCCGGCAAATATGGGTTAGGTATATGCATCTACCAATCCTCACCTCCGCGCGAAGCGTGTTGACGGTTCTTGGACTGTTCCCATATTATAGTATCCCCAACGGGGCTTGAACCCGTGACCTGCATCTTATAAGGATGCTGCTCTAACCAGCTGAGCTATGGGGATATCCGAGCAGTTTTAAAACGTACTCAGGTTTTCTGTTCAGCCCTTGAACGAGAGGCGTCCGCTCTCGACCAGTTGAGCGTGACGTGAAGCGTGGAACTCTCCGAGATCGGCCTCCTGCCAGAGAAGGAAGTCGATACCGTTCGGCTGCTTGTTCGCCAACACGTATGCGGACCGATGCTTCGTGATCGCGGATTCGAGGTTGGTTGCTCGCTGCTTCCAGTACACCTCCTGCACTTCGACCGGGATGTCTCCGGTGGACTCCTTGAACTCCTGGTCGAACTTCTTGTAGAAGTTCATGGTAGTGGTGGAACTGATGAGTTTGCTGTTCCAATCGACGTACTGGAGACGGAAGATCCGCAGCTCTTCCCATTGTTCGCTCGTCATGGTGTCCGGCTTATGGGCACCTTGCTTGAGCATTTCGAAGTCTTCGGTCGGGAGAATCTCACCGTTGAGGATACGTTGGGTCTCCATGATGAGGCGGTTCTTGTTTTCCATCCGAAGCATTTCGATTGCGGCCTTCCAGACCACGTAGTTGCTTCGCAAAAGGGCCAGGTTCTCATCACTGACCTTGTAGGGGTCAGACGCGTGGGCCGTGACCAGTTCGAGCCACTCGTTGGGCTTCATGTATTGTTTCCTCCTGTTTGGGGTTAATTAGTAATTAGGTGTAAAAAGAAGAAAGAGAGCAGTTTTAAAACGTACTCAGGTTTTCGGGTTTAGAGCGGGCGTTCCTTTTTTGCTACCCGGACAGCAGCATAAACAAGGGCGACGCCTGAAACAATCATAACCCAACTGATTGCTTCACTTTGGCTTGGGGCGGAGCCAAATGGATACCGGTTGCTCATGTCACACGCCTCCATGAACTTGGTCGTGGTTTGATCCGAGCCCGTCGATGTAGGCTTGAAAACAAGCTTCGCATGTGCAAACCTTGTCGTCTCCCACAAGGTTTGTGGTCGGCATTCCGGTTTCGTCTGGGTTTACTCCTGAAACCCAAGCTTTGTCGGTTTCGCTGTAACGAACCATGCGTTCGTCCTTTCTGTTTGGTGAGTGCCTCCTGTGGGGTTCGAACCCACGACCAATGGATTAAAAGTCCACTGCTCTACCGACTGAGCTAAAGAGGCGAAAAATACACAAAGTAGAGCAGCGCTGACAGACGATTAAAGGAGGTAAATCATCTGTCAGCGCGCTCAATACTCTGTCTGTTTTTCAACAGATCCGCCAGTTGCCATAAAGGCTTTGGTATAAGGGGACTGGGGCTCCCTTCCGGTTTTCTGCTGCCGCGTACCGTCGACGCCGCTCTAAATTTCACCAACCGTGTGGTGTCCTACGGGAAACGCCGTAAGCTATACCGCCTGAGTATCGCGGTTCCAATCACCGTCGCGATCGGCTTGGTTTAGGCGTATTGGACACCTACCAGTAATCATAAAGCGTTGATCCTAGGGCCATTACTGGTAACACTCTAGGATGTCTTACCATATTTGTTGCAACAGATATGGAGTGCCTATGTATCCCAGCTACGAGTCTAAAGAGTGCGCACTCTAAATTTACGTAGTTAAGTCAGTTTCTCGGTTACTTTCTCGCATGCTGATTTTGCATCTAGGATACAAAGAGTCCTGCCTATGTTGAGATTTTACGTCTTAAAAACCCGCTGTCATACGGAACAGCTTCCTGGGATACCGCTCTGAGCCTAAAGGCCTGTTTAACGTCGCTCAGTCGACGCCCGTCAAACCGTCATTTCTGACGTAAGGGATGGAACAATCCGGAAAGTCACAAGGAACTCCGTCGTCCAAGATCTCATGCTCCTCAGAGCACGGGAGATAGACATAGTACCAAGGAGATTCCGGATCGATGCACCCCGATTTGTGGACTTCCAGAAGAGCATTCAATGTTGCCAAAGAATGAGATTCTGAAATAACATTCGGGGTTTTCGGGCAAGTGTATCGCCACATGTCGATGCTCCGTTCTAGGTAAGCGGGGTGCTCACCTACAATTAGTAAACAAGTACTGGCTGATTTGGCCAGTATCCGTATTCTTTCTGGAACTTTTCTTTTGCGATTTCTACCGCAAGAATCTTGTCCGACGTCTCTGCTTTGAACGTCGGTTCACTACCACCGAGAAACTTCACGTAGTAAAACAACTTCGGTGTAGTTTCATATGTGTTCATTTCTCTCTTTTGATTCGCCTTTTAGTCGACGATTGCATAAACCATGTAACTCATCGAGTTTGGGTTTATGTGAATTCCGTACTTTCCACCTTTGGTTATGATGCCAGCTTCAATGGCGTTTTGAAGAGCCATGGCATACGGAACTTCGCTTTCATTACTGGCAACGATCGGGAGTTTTGGAAGCTGCTCAAACTCAACGATGTACACCAGCGTGTCTTGGACAATTTGCTTCATGCTTCTCCTTTGATTAGTTTTGAAAATGTGTTGGGTTCGGCTTTTTCGACGCCATACTCTCTACATAAACGGTAGCAGCCTCATGGCTCCCATGCTCTCAATCTCATCTATTCCTTAACGAACATCACGCGAAGCGGAGACTCTTTGTTAAGGGCTTGGCCTCGTTCATGCAGGTTCCTGGCACCTACTTACCTCATTTAACCCACGGCTTGACACGCCGCACGCCCAACTAAAACTATTGGTAGTCATACCCTATATAGTGCCATCACTCCTACGTCTTGCGCTACGTAGTTCGTAAGCGGAATATGACCTTTACCGACACTTGACCAACTAGATTTCAGTGGAAGCTTAGGGAATTGAACCCATCAGATGTTGTTCTTTGACAACTCAAGTGGTTTGTCACATCTGGCAACCATGCTAGCTTCCGAACCATTACTACATCAACGACGTAAATGACGGGATGATGTAGAAATCGATGTCCGTCGATACAACAAACGCCGAGATGTGGACGTTGTCCGGAATCGCATTCATACATGTTAGCGCCAAACTCAGAGCTCGCATGTCGTGAATATCAAAACCGTACTGCGTGGAAACGACGTAGACGAAGCTGTCGATCACAGGGTCGTTATCCTCGCCGAACCCGTACATTCTTTTGAACATGCCACTGATGTAGCAGGCGTTGTCGAGCACTTCCATGAATGTTTTATAGCGGTCATCCACGTCGCCGGGATAGATGCTATGCGTTTCGCCGATCGGTTTCTGATCGATGTCCAGCGGAATTGCGTAGAAGGCCGGGTAGCTAATCCGCTTCTTTTCAGGACGTTCCGCGACGAGGCATCGAACAACTGAAAGAAGCGATTGCTCTGTGACTTCTTCGGGGTGATCAACTTCTTCGAATTGATCGTGTGGGATTACAAACACCTGTCTGTTCATTATTCTCCTTATTACTGTGGTTGGAACTTTTATACCCTGTTACTCACCAGGATATATGACTACGCAAACTCGGTTTGCCTCTTGGTAAGAGCCCATCATTGCATCACAGCGGTCACCTGGGGCACCACCGAGTCGAAGGTGCACTCGAATAACTATAGGGCCGTCTGATGGATACGGATCGCCCTCGTTAATATCAACAGAGGGCTTGAAGTCGGTTGGTGCACAGGCAGTGAAACCGAGAAGGCACATCAGAGAAAAAAGAGCTGTTCTCATTTCAACTCCTGCGAAGCACGGAACTTCTTGTAGGCGGAATATCCTTTGATGGAAGATCCGCTGTCTGGAGAGTGCGTGAAACAAAACGGCTCGTCGTCATAGATGCAATTCCTCTCGCAGCCCTCACGCTCGCAAGGGTGCGGGAAAAGGCCCCAATGCTTGAGGCACCAGTTGTCGGTGTCTGTATTCGATTTACACTCAGGGAAAACGCAAATCATAACACTCCTTTGGTCGTGGAAATAAAAAAGAGACGGACTGTACTGCAATACAAATTAATTTGTATCGACTTACGTACAGTCCGTCTCCTTCATTATAGGCCGTGTAATTTCTGCGAGTTAGTCAGCGAACTGGTCGCCTAGCGCGTTGAAGTAACCAGCCCAAGCCTCATCATAAGTGGTGAACTCCTTTTCAAACACTTTGGGAGAATAACACCGAAGGTTGTCGTCAAGCTTTGTTACCCACCAGTTGATGTATGCCTTTTTGATGTTCGGGACGATTCGACGATCGATTAAAATCGAAAGCTCGCCGTCTTTTTCCTTAAGCTCACCGAGGTGGGGCGCTAACGCAGCAATGTTTTCAGCAGTAATCTGAACCGCTTGAACGCAGAAAGGCTTGCGCACAAAATTAGTAAAGATATTGTCGTCGGTTTCCATAATTTTCCTTTACGTGTTTGATTCTTTTATTGATGAAATAGCGAGGCTAATTGCTTCCTCAAGTTTGTTAAAAGCAAGCATTTTGGCCTCTGTGTTTGGACACAGGTGATCAACTTCGCGAGCAATTTCGTTGAACGAGTAAGATAATCGGTAGATTAACTTCAATTGCGCATAAGAAAATGTACCTTCGCTAGTTATCTTTTTGTAGTTGAATCGATCTAAAATGTCATGTTCGCTTAATACGCGATTCTCACTTTTATTCAATGGATATATATCCATATTATTCCCACATTAAATCTAAACTACCCTGATTCATTTCTGACTCAGAGTCTTCAGAAATGGTAAAGTTATACTGTTTTGAGTAAACGTCTAAATATGTTTCTTTGGTCTCCCCGTTATAAGTTACTTCATAGTAAATTTCATCGGGAATTATTGTCGAAACAAGCGCCTTCCAGTTTTTTAGTGTTTTGCAAAACCACACTATGTAGACGCTGTCGAGTGTTATCTCAGGGACAGTCTCTAAGCGGAAGTCGTTAAAAAAGTTAACAACCCGCTGGCGGGCCTCAAGCTGATAGTCTTTTGCCATGTCACAAATCCACAACTTGATTGGTCCGCAAGTCGACCAGAGTGAGGTAGGTCGGCTTTGAAACGTGAAATGCTGTTGGGTCAATATCGCGTTCTGATAGAATATAGTAGCTTCCGCCACCATTCTTTGAGAACGCTTCTGGATTTCGTTTACTCTGCCAGAGATCATCCGTAACTAGCGTCCATTCAGCCGGATCGTTAGTTAGAGGAGATAAAGGCTGAAAGTTCAACAGTTTAAACAAAATAGGAATCATGTGCTCTGCTTGAGAGCCACTAAGCCTAAGATCTGCGAACGACTGAATAATATCCAAATATCCCTCGATCATATCGGGGTCTTCTTTGATTCGAGTCAGTTCTTCTCGAGCATGACTTATCAAACTCATCGGTTACCGCCCGACCTTCCAATTTCTAAAGTCAAAACGGCCAGAAGCCATCCCGACACAAAATATAAAAGAGTCATGTCATTCGCCTTCTTCCGCGTACTTAAGGGCGAGGTCGTCTTCTTCGATGGTCACATACATAGACTTGAGATAAGCTTTGGTGCCTGTCTTTGCACCATACGTCCAGTTGTATGGTGTGACAATAAGGTCCACATGCTTAAAATCCGCCCAGTCAAGAGCGCCGATGGAGTCCTCGTCCAACCGAGTACGAGCATTGGTTGTGATCATCACCACTGTCGGCGGACGAACCTTGAAGTTCACTTTAACCGGCAAATATGGCCTCGGCTCGTGCTCTTCGTCGCCTTCTCGCGGCTTTAAATACTTTACGTTCCAGCCATCCCTCTCTAGAATTGCTGCGCTGTCTTCATCTAGAAAAACCGTAAACTCTCGGTCGCCAGCGACATTATAGGGACCCTCTTTCCCCGAAAAGTTCCTAAAAGGGATAGTTGCATTTTCAATAGTTACGGATTGGCGTTGGTTAGTCATTATTTTTCCTTATCCTTTTCTTTGTTGGTTTATATTCTGCTACTTGTAGCTCGACCCGATAGACAATTAGCGCTTTCGCAATAATATCGGGTCGGCCACAAATCCCGTATTCACTAACGTACGTCGATGAGATTTGAATGGCTTCTTCGTCTTCGTGAACCAGAAACCCAATCGTTACCGCATCGACAAGCTTGTTTGATGGTAGGTTTGATATCTGCGCCCAAGCTTCAGTGTTTGCTTCGGCATGGTCTTTCCAAACCACATAAACCACTGGGTATTTCACGTATAAGATCCTTCCTTACGATACGAAACGATCAAACGATCCATAGTAGTCAACAGCGGAATATGCTTCTTCTTTTAGCGCATCGAAATAGCGCATGTCGATATCGAGTACGTCTCTGCTGCCAGCAACATTTCGCTCGACCCATCGATAACCTTTTGTTCCGGCAACTGCATATTTCTTACCATCTTTGATGCGCCACAAATATGCGCCATTAGATAAAACCGGAACAAAGCTACCAGTTCTACCAACATGTCGCATAGCGTTAATGTCATGATTGTCAACATCATCACCAAAGTCGAGGTACATTGCGCCTTGCGTAACACTTTTTGTCTCGCAGAAATCGGCAAATATAATTTCTTCGCCACTGAACAAAGATTTAAATACATACGGGTGTTGGAACTGAGCGCCAACTGCAGTCCATTCTGCTTTCTCACGAGCAATATAAACCGCATCGTTGACCAGACAGAATTTATCATACGTGCACTCATGCTCAAACTCATACCCATACGACTTACCAAATTCCGTGACAAAGTCGATTATTTCTGGGGTTGCGTCTGGGATCTTAATCGAATCCGTTTTGATGTGAACGACAGTATAACCTTTATCTTGAACGGCATTCTTCAAGTCGATCATAAATAACGCGCCACGTTTTGCGACGATATTGTCTATGTTTCTTGAGTCTCGGAAGGCGTTACTAAATTTGGCACTGGTAAGCCCATAGACAATGTTGATGACAATCTTAAGAGCGTACGACAGTTCTTTAGCTGCAGCGTCGTTACCATTTAGGTACTTAGCAAGCTTTCCGTTAAGAAGACCCGCAGCCTTGTCATATTCTTTGCGTTTAATCGCAAGACGAGCCTCTTTTAGCTCAGAATATCTTTCGGTATACGGCCCAAACAAGTTTAATACCTCAATTGACGTAGGGTGCATACTGGCAACGTCTAGTACCGCAACGTTATCATACATGCCTGGTTCCGCATAAACGTAACCTCCTTCGCCAACGATTTCCCCACGGTACGATGAGACCTTACCGTCAAACAAATACCCCTCAAATTGCTCCCAAAGATTTGTGTACACGAAGCTTCGTTGCGGGTTCTTTTCTTCGCCAAATATAATTTTGGCAGTATGCTGCTGCGTAGTATGGTTTACGGATAGACCGGACAAATCAGCAAGAATCTGTCTCGCAACAAAATCTTGATGGCGATCTTTGAAGACCACTTCTGTGGCCGCAACATCGTTACTACAATACTCTACGATTAAAGGCCAAAGATCTTCCGAAACTGGTTCGTCCCAAGGAATGTCGAGTTCCATGTGATGAATATCCAGCTCGATCTCAAACTTTTTGAGACCTTGCTTCTTTGAGCTAAAGTCGTAAATATCGGCATAAGACAAATTGTAGGCTTCCCCAAATAACCCATCGTTCGGCGTTGAGATTATTTTTTGAGAGCGAGCATACAGCTCGTCAAGTGACTCACCTAGAAATCGACCGTACAAAATATGATTGTCGTATCTACGGTTGTTAAACCCGACAAGTCGAAGTTTAAATAACGGTTCGATCTGCTCTGGGGACGGGTTTATCATTTTCACGATTACCGGGTCGTTTTCGTATTTCCAACAAACAACAAACAAATTAGGATATACCTCAACGTCATAAAAAACCAAAGGTTGATTTTCATCAATATCGCTTGGTTCGACCATGGAGCTTTCGCTTGCGAATTTCATTTGCTGCACAATCTTTATGCAAGCGGACGACTGGTTAGTACTTGCCGCCGCAAAAGACAGTATCCGTCCTCGCATATCACGAACGTCATAACTTAACCCGCCTTCGTAGGCATCTTCGAGTATTTTTTGAATAAAGTCTATCGACGGTTTTGTGCCCGGATGGATTTCTTTTCGAAGGTTTCGCTCAATTAACGCTCGCAGATTCTTTTCGCTCTTTATGCTTTGATTATCTATCACGTTTTTTTCCTTCTTTGGTAGGCCGCTGGATAATGTAGAAATGCCAAGATTGTTGCATTTTGTAAGTCTTCGTCGAAGTGAGCTATCACCGAGTAATGTTTTGATCTCAATACCAACATCATAGACATTCGACAGCTGTTGTACATCTCCAGTATAAATATAATGCAAATGTAAACCATGTCCGGACTGACTAACTTCCGAATATGTCGGCGGCCAAAGCGAAGCTGCTTGCAAGTTTAGATTGAGATCTTTGTTCCCATTTTCATCAACTAAATCAAAATCAATGACAATGTGATTCGTTGGTATCTTTACAAAATGCAGTTTTGACGTATCGATATCCGAAAGAGTTGTCGATATCTGATTCCACTTTCGCCCAGGAGCACCACTTGCTTTGCCGTATTGAGCGGGCTGTGAGCCATACGCATTATTAAATGCGGACGTATTCTCACCAAGATCAATCAAATATGTTTCGTGTGGTTTAAGTGACGTCGGCGGGTTTAAGTCTTTGAACTCTGAATAGTAACTACGTATTGATACGCCGTCCTTCTCAATTCGGTCGTGAAACTTTACGAAGTAGTTTCGAAGCTCTTCCCGGAACTTATACTGCGGAAGAAGACGATCGATTCCGGTCTCTGAGCAATACTCTTTGTATAGTTCGTACGCCTGCTTTAAGGAAACGCCATTTTGCTTCTTGAACAGGTCAAAGTTTGCTTCAATATAGTTATAAAACACGTCAGTTTGAAGCATCATCTCAAGCGGGCGATAGGTGTTGTAGTGGTTCTTACCCATCGCTTGATATTTTTTAAGACATTTATAGGCAATTGCGCCGAGCTCAAAGTCAATCTGCTTCATCAGTATATTGTAGCGTTCTGGCTCAACTTTAACGCCACTTGGGTGCACGTCTATCAGTCTTCTAATAATTCCACTTTTGGCATCAGATATCTTGACTGGCTGATTGGTCCCCATAAATAAAAAAGCATTGATTTTAGTTGTATAACTTGGTTTAAACTTTTCGTTTATGGTCATCTCTTCGTGAGATATAATTGAGTTCAGTTTTGTGTTGTCGTCGATTTTTGACAAGTCGCCGTCATGCTGAATCGCAACAAGTGGGTTGTTACGAAAAACCTCGGTAGCAAAACTGTTGTTATTACTACCAAGAGCTTTGGCGTCAAATGTCGAAACGTAGCCCGAAAAGAGATTTTGAATTATGTTTAGGACTGTTGACTTACCCGTTCCGGCAGGGCCATAAAAGACCAAGAACTTTTGAATCTTTTTTGAGTCCCCGGATACAACAGCGCCAATGGCCCACTCAATTTTTGCCAGCTCTTCCTCGGTGTACAAAACTGCCATGAGTTCGTCCCAAGCGCTAGTAGTTCCTTCCTCAAGTGGGTACGGTAACTTTCTACTTGCGTAGTCACTTTTTTTCGTAACGGTATTTGCAAAGGTTAAATTCTCATCAAGCGGGTGACTATTATCGCTGATATTTTGCATGTACGCCCGAAACGTACTCCAAATCTTTGTGTTAAAAGAACGTAAGTTCATTGCTATTGGGAGTTCGCCGCCACGTTCTTGTTGTACTTTGCGTGCATACTCTTGTAATTCTTCGTCGACCAAACGCTGTACGTCGTATTCGTCGGTCGACCATAAACTTTTCTTTTCGTCCCAAATGGCGTAAAAAGATCTGCCTCGAACCATCAGGTCTTTTGAGCGTCCCACCACCCAATCAGGAAATAATTTAGGAGGTCCAGTTTTTGGTTCCGTCCAACTAATTTGATAAAAATCCAAGCGCCCTCCTTACGATATATTATTTTCATTTAGGTACGCGAAGAACTGGTACCAAATCTCTACTTTTCGTTGATCTTCTGTCGGGTATTTAAGTGGAAACAAGCCCCCTTGGCCGTTTGGTTCATAAGTTCGCCAGATAAACGATTCCATAACATGAGATACGTTATATTTGATTTCTTTTTTTGCGTCAGACAATTCGACAAGGTTTAAGTTTTCTAGAAAAATCCAAAACCATTGTTTTTTTGTCAAACTGGTATGAAATTCCGCTCTTTGTGCAAGTGCGTAAAACACTTCAAAAACCGAACATCCTATATCTAACCAATATGACTCTTTCGCAAGAAAAGAACCCGATAAAAATTCGTATCGAACATCCAACCCGTCCTGAGCTCTATTGTCATCGCCAGAAACAAACCACACAAATTCAGTGCGATGTAGCTCTCTTAATAGACAATAGAACGTCAGGGACGGAGTTGGGTGCCGAACAAAAGCAACTTTATTGTAGAGCCAGTTGAAATATACCTCTTCAATCGGCTCGTCGTTCATCAGTATTCTCTAAACTTCAGAACGCGATGTTGAGCGTGTTTAAGTTCGCCATCTTCTTCATGGAGTCCTTGCACCTCAACCTCGTACGAGCCATGATGAAGCAGTACTTCCCACTCTTCTTTATATTTTTCGTTGCGAATATAAACGACGTCTTTGTTGTTTGACCCATGCCCCCACTTTAAATCGCCAAGCAGAGACGGCCAATTGTAGACTGGAACGTCGTTTATATCAGATAAAATATCGTCTTCTTCGTAGTAGGTGACAGTAGACTGCTTGTAATCAAAATCGTTGTTAACGTATTCGTCTACTGTTATCACATACGGGTTCTCAGAAGTTCGATGCGCTAGCTCGTGCTCTTCGTTCCATTGTGATGGCGTAGAAAATATGTTAACTAGATGTTCTTTTACATCCTCAACTAGCACGAGGTGCTCGTAATCTTCCGCAGACAAATCAAGCGATTCGTCATTGATTACCATGTCTTCTGTTTCACTGTTCATTTCATTACCTTTTGGTTCTGCCGGAATGACCGCAACGACCGAACCGTTGAATAACGTTTTTGCATATTCGTAACCAATTCTACCCGCAAAAGACAGAAGACCAACTAAGATAGGAGCAGAATTTTTGTTTAGCGTTTTCACTCATCCTCCTAAATCTTGTCGAATATAACGCCATCGACGTTAAAGTCAAGTAGAACACGCGGTTCGTAACCGTTGATAAACGGAGCGCTATTGTGAGAGTAAAGGCCGAAGTCGATGAAATTGTCTCCAGATTCGCTTAGAATCCAACCGACCACGGCACCCTCCTTCGAGCGGTCAAGACCCAATGCGTCGTACGCTTCGTTCAGGAATACGTGACCTCGAGCTCGAAGAATATCGTTTAAGTAAGTCTGCTGAGCACGAATATAGAGTAAGTTCAGCTCTGCATTTTTCTTAAACTGAATTGAGCCCTCATCAAAGAAACGAGCATATGGCGACCAAGTATTTGGATCCACAACAGCAACCTTCTTCTGTTTTCCGTCAACAACAGTCTTTTCAACAACAATACCACGATAAAGGTCATGTTCCTTTTCCTCCCCAAGCTCACTGCGAACTCGGTTTCGATAATTATCATACGCCGTTGAAAGAGTTGCATAGGCAGCAGTAATTGCCCCATTGCGCTTGGTCAGGGTTACATGTGAGCCAGTCAACAAACCGATCGACGTTGTACCAACAATAACCGATGGTGCATAAAGTTTAGTGACACGCATAGTGCCTTTTGCATACACGTAAGCCAGATCTTTGTGGTATCCGTCACTGTCTTTGAGATCAGTTTTAACTGCTTGGATCTCGTCCTCAATGTCCTCCAATACCGGAGAAAGCTTAAGTGTGGCTCGAGAAGCCAGAACCACCGTCCCAACAAAACCGGCAATGCCGGCAGCAAACATCGCTGTAGGCGCATGCTTTTGTGCAATCAGAATCTGACGCCCAAAATTTTGAGTAACTGAATTTGAAATGAGTTTCATTTTTCTCCTAAAGAGGTTGTGCCGGAGGTAAATCAATAATATAACCTTCTCGAATCTGACGTACGTTTATGTAGGGAAGATCGATCCAACCCCACATATGATCCGTATGCGCTGCTGGCTGTCCAATAAGCTCGTACAAATCAGCAACAGAAACGCTATCGTACGCATCGAGAATATCTTTTAGGCCAGTAAGAACAATGTCGGCATCATTTTTACTCGACAAGATGATGTCGTGGAAATTTTGAAGCCGCTGTCTTGGGGCGTTACTAAACGGCGGTTGATGCGGAAGCATTGTGCTTCTTGGGTTGTAGGTGCGGTCAACCGGCGTGTTGTAAGATATCCGAGGACGATTGGGGTCCATGAACCTTCGTCTCGATGGTCCGGAATCACCGTAAATAGCTCTTTTTGCGCCTTGCTCTATGGTGTCAACCGCAAGATTCTTTAGCGCGGGCAACATAACATCTGCTGCCACATATCGAGCTACGCCTTTGAAGTCAGCACCAAAAAATACATTTTTAAAACGATCGGTTAGTGATCGCTTTTTCAATGTTACTTCGCCGGTAGTAACTTTGGATATATTTTTTGGCTCGGTTGATTTCTTTTGTTCTTTGGACTTGTGGCTATTACTGGGGAATGATTCCATGACTCCCTTTATTTAGTATCTGTAGGTTCGGGTTCGGGTTTGGGTGTGTTTTTTTTAAAGATATCGACCACCTCGTCAAATTGCTTTTCAACTTCACGAGTAACGATCGCAACAACAGCTGTACTAATACCGAAACGACCGGCGTAAAGTAAAACTTTACCAAGCGTATTGGTCGCGACAACGTTATTATCGATAACTTTCTTTACGATTTGGTCGGCACCAAGACCGACGACAAACGACGTTGTTGATTTGGCTAAATTTAAAACACTCATAAAAATTCCTTTCGATGGGGTCTATTATACAGCGTGTTTTTACTGCGAGTCAGACGTCAATAGACGTAGACGGCGGTGCAAAGGTTGCGGCTGCTTGCGCAACAGCTTGATCGACATTCTGAGTAGCACCTTGAATGGCAACGGCTTTAAGCTGTTCGTTCTGAGCTTTGAGCACTGCGTCGCCCATATCCTTAGGGATGATACCCTGGATGAATGCTGACGCTGCGTTGTCGTTTGTAGCAAGCTCCATGAACAAAGTATCATACGCCGGGGTTTGTGCAAACTCGGCTCGCAACTCTTCGGTCTTGATGAATCGCTTCCCGTCTTCGGACTTCTTACCGTAAGACAAAAGAACAATCTTCTTCATCTCAGCGATGAGGTTTTTGAGGTCGTTGTTGGCAACGATGCGCTGCAAAGCCTGACCAAGACCGCCATCATATTCCACCTCAAGCTCGATTAACTCCGACTTGGAGAGGTTAAAGTAGAAATCTTCAATGATGTTGTTACCGTTAAAATCTTCGTACTGAATTGTTCGCTTAAGCATACTTTTCCTTTTTGTAGTTTTCTTTTATGGGTGCACACTCAGGCCACGCATACTCATTAGCCGGCGGCGCTGGCTGCACTTGTATATACTCTTCGATGACGATACCCTTTAATAAAAATAGGTAGTTAAGTGCATCTCCTATTTTTTCTTCCCAAATATCAATCGGGTAGTCGGCCGATTCATCGTCAATCATGTCGTAAATTGACACGATGTGCTTGGCTAGCATGCCGCCGAGAGCCTTTTTTGTGGTTGTGTTTTGAAAGGCTGCCGCTTTTCTGAAGTTAGAAAAACGTTCTTCCGGCGAATACTCAGCACCTTTGACTATTAGTGTATTTTTACACAAGTCTACTTGATGCTCAAAAACCTTATCGAATTCGTAGTGATTCATCAGCCCTCAATTTTCTGGTTATTGTCCTTCTGGTCCTTTTTGCGCTTAATCAAATACACAACGCCGCTCCCAACCAAATATCCAACGGCCGCTGACGCAACGTAAATCATAACATTCGGCTTGGTCGTTGTGGCCGTCGTAACGATAGGCGCAACAATCTCGGCAACTTCTGTAATTTCTTCCATGGTTTTTTCCTTTGTTAGAAAGTGTGAACGTAATTATACTCAAAGGTAAGACAGGGCTTACCATCTGCTAACTGAGTTGAAAACGAAAGTTTCAACATCTTTGTTGATGTCCAACCAGAATACCCAGACGAAGACGTTTGCGGCATTCCTAAAATATAATAGAAGTCACTTAAAGTAGCTTCGTTTTGCCCAATGAGTTTTTCATTGATTGTGTTTTGCGCTTGTCGGAGGGCTTCCATATTACTTTGAAAATATCGCCCCGTCCACATCTCACAGCACAAAACATCCCCACCAGAAACAATTAAGCTTTGCGGCGGGGGTTGAGAGTTGACTTTACTTGCGGCAACTTCGTCTCTTATTTTTTGCTCTTCTTTTTGGCCGAGAGTTTCTACTACCTTGTCTTTGTACTCGGTAAATGCTTTCTCGCCAAGAGAATATGCTGCAGTGATTGCAGCTGTTCTTTTAGCACTTATTGTGTTTGCACCAAGAATGCAGGTTATTGTTACTGCCCCGGAAATACTAGCCGGAATATACAATCTCCAGACAATTTTGACTGCTTCTTTTTGATCTAGTTTGCGGTCTAATTTAACCTCTTCTTCCTTAATAACATCTCGCGCTTTATAAGCGGCTTTTCCGGTTAAATATGCTGTGCTTATGGTACCGGATACACCAAGTGCGGTAAGAATGGACGAAGAGTTATTTCTAATTAACCGTTCAACTTTGTTGATGTTATCAACGAGGGCATTCATTATTCTCCTGGTTGTTTGTTTGCGAAAAAAAAATAAGACGTGAGAAAACTCGGGCTTACGGTCCAACGAAAACTCGTAATTAGCGGCTTAGCTTCCGCGCCAGACAGGTAGGTCTTTCACCTACGCTTCGTGTCTTGTCTTTTTCTCACTATAGGCCGTGTAATTTTTGCGAACTCTTTTTCAAAATTCTCACCCGGGGAATTTTTTAGAAAAAAATATATAGCCCTTGTTAAAAATGCGAAACGTAAAACCCCCAGAACATCTTGGGGATGCCTGGGGGTTTACGTTTTGCACACGAAATTATCTTGGCTTCAACACGAAATTGAACGCTTTGCTCATCACTGGATGCGCGTGCTCGAACGTCAAGATGAGCAAGACCTGGGCCAACCCCGCTGCGACGAGCAGCTTTGTGTCCGGTGATACTTTGTTCTTGTCAAGTAGCACCAGAAGCTCCGCCAGTTCGCCGTAGCGGGGGTCGGTCGGGGTCATGCCCCTCATGGCTTCGAACACTTGCTCCCGCAGTAGCTTTGTGTTCTGTTGTCGTTTAAACATGGATTCCTTTCGGTATGTGTCATTATAGCCCATGTTTATATTGCGACGTCAGTTAACTTTAAAGCTAACCGACTTTTTAGTGAGCAACGCTTCCGGATCGCCATTAAGCTCGAGCGAATATAAAGTCACTCCATCCTCGCTCTCGCTAACAACCATATTCCCATCGAATGAAAGGTCGGAAGCATTGTATGCTTTTGTGGATATCCGTAACAATACGCCGATAAATGTTGCGATAGCGGCCATGCTTCCAGCCACCTGTTCTGCAGCAGGAAGACCCCAAATGCCAGCCATCGACAAATATAAAGTCGCTGCCGCAGGCAGAACGATCTGCACCAAGTTCTTGAGGAAGTTGTAGACATTATCTTTTAGAATGGGAGAACCATTAGTCATTTTTTGCTCCTTGTGCAAAATCCGGATCGTGAATCGGTAGTTTCTTTATCTCGTTCAATATTCTTTCGGCCATTCCATTTCCGCCCAAACCCAAATATGGGCGAATTAGATAGACGTCGAGATCATTGAACTCTTCATTTGTTATATATCCTCGACTCATATAAGTCGTCCCACGAGTTAAGATAAGATCGTGAGCTAACCCCATAAGTAGTTTTGTCGTGTCGCTATTTCTATCTTGGCGCTTTGTCAAATAAGCCCAAAAACCACCCGACGCTAAAAATGCGCATATCAACGTCAGCACAAACTCAGTAGTGCTATTTTCTAGTCCAAACATACTTAACCTTTTTAAACGGCCCTTAACGTGGGGATTCCAGTTCTACCAAACTCATCTTCAAATTCCGCAAACTCAACCACACGCATTTTTTGGGAAATTCCATAGTTTCCTCTGATCCAGACAATATCTCCAATATCGTAGTCTTTTCGATATGTGTATCTGGTATTTGCGACTATTTTTGTTTCCAGTAAGGTGGTTTCTCGATACTCCGAAAGCGCCTCGTTGCCTCTTCGAGTAAGCACATTTGTCGCGGTGGCTATTTCGCTGGAGGAGTCCTGGTTCGGTTTAAAATCGTAATCGCCGGCGTCAACATATAATACTCGCATATTAAAGCCGGTTCCACCGAGCGATCGCATAACCGTTTGCGTATAGGCACCGGTCACTAAAGCGGCGTTTTTCTTTTTCTTAATCGACCAAAAATATTTTGTGCTATCAAGATCGCCATAATTAGCCGAAAATATAACCGAAGAACTGACATCTGTTCCCTTGTGTAACCGCCAAGTGCACCTATCCGATGTGCCGGGCGCCGGTCTTATTATTTTTAAACCAGCATCCATTTCTTCGAGAAGACGAGCTACTTCCCGATATAGCTGGCCTCGCTTTACTACCATTTCTCTAGTAGAATCCGAGCCAGTAAAAGTGGCAGTAACGACAACATTTGGTAGCGTATCTGCTGCGGTTATTGCGGGCGTAGTTCCGCTTCCAATGTGATCTCTTAATAACGTTATTGTATTGTTAACTGTCGTGTCTTTTGGGAAGTCGTACAAAAATGATTCATCGGTAACTGGATTTTTCTGAGGGAAGTTGTTTCCGGTTGCCATTCTGTTCTCAAGAAAAGCAAACAAACTTCTACCCGTAACCGTCAATACTGAATCTTCGTTAACGCTTTCGTCTATCTGATGGTTTTCTACCATCATAATATCGCGAGTTTCCGAATGCGTGATTAAAGCGCCCAAATATAATTGGCTTCGCATTGCGTCAGTTGCGTCTGTTATTATTGTAAACTCGCCAGGTTCTTGATAGCGCTCTATCCATTCAATACTTTTTACGTTTTGAACCAAACTTGTTGCCGCATACGTTTGATCGCTAAGAATCAAAATATCCATCATATACCCCAATAAGTCGGATAGTATTGAATGTACTCGTAGTTGTACAATGCAGTATTAACGTTAAAGGTATTGTCTCCCGGGAATATAATTGGCCATTCAGACCCAATCTCAATGTTAGAAATTAAATTGTATGTCTGCGAGATTGAAGGTCTATTTACATATACGTATCTATCGTTTTCCTCTGAGGAAAAATACAAAGTATCGTTAGTATTGAACGCAAAATTAACAGTGAAAGACCAATCAAAATCTACAGTCTTTCTTATTCGATACGTGTTGAATGGTGCGGTCGCGGTGATTGCCATTCTAAAACCGTGTGGAGCGCTTGAGGCGTAGTCGCTTATTACTGGTGATGTTTTACTCATACTATCTGTGTTTACGGAAATACGCTGAGATCTTCTAAAATAAGGGTCTTCGCAGTAAAATGTAATCTTTACTTCGGGCATAAGCGTATTTAAATCGGACTCAATTTTACTAATAAAGCCGTATATTTGAGCCACTTCAACATCTTCTTTATAAAACCCAAGGGCTATTTTTGAAGTTTTGTATGAGCTTATAAGACTGTATATTCTATCTCTAAGAGTCGAAGGCGTATTACCGATAGAATAATTTGGATTCAGTATCAAGCTGATAGCGATTTGCCTTGGCTTTAACCGCATATTAAAAAATTTATTACCGGACGAACCACCTACCCCAGAAAATCTAGGTACGATTTCGTCGGCGTCAACCCCCGTTATATTACGAATAATATAGGGGCTGAGGCCTGTGGTATCACGTAAGGTAAACTCTGCAAAGTCAGAATAAATGCCATCTAATGAGCGAAAAAGAACAATCGAATCTATATCCATTATTTAAACAATTCCTCCTTGGCCATTTGAATCTGCGATCTGGTTTGCCGGTATATTTCAGCGTTTGACAGTGTTGTCGGCGAGTTGATGATCTGCTCGAACTTAACTTCTTTTACGACTGGGGCTGAATTTTCTGTTGAGGTAGAATTATTACCCAACGTAGCAATTGACAACGCCCGAGCCTGGTTAAGTGAAACGGATGCGCCAATTTGACTTTCCGAAAACATCCCATTAATGTTCCTTGCGCCTTGCTGCACGTTGGTTAGGTCAAGAACCGGACTGATAACAGGGTTGATATCGCCTATAGTATCAAAGGCAGGAATAGCTCCAAAACTCTTTGAGGCCGCATTCGTAATTCGATCCGCTAGATTTGAAGCACTTGACTCAGCGGTCGTGTCTTCGTCGAGGCCTTTAACAATTCCTTCCGAAATGAACTCGGCAAGTTCCATAAACACTTTAGACGGCGAATTAATTTTAGCCCGATTTTTAAATCCAGTCTCAACGTTTGCGGCCATTTTACCGCCGGCATTTTGCAGTGCGCTCTTGTTTTTGTTGGTATTTAATCCGTTTGTCACGCCAGCAACAACGTTACCATACTCTATTTTTGGTTCAACAGTCATCGAGACGCCCGACATAAGCCACCAGAAGCCGTCCTTGATAGCATTTTTAATCTCGTCAAGAATTGCATCCGCAAGATTCTTAGCAGCAGATCTAATTTCTGGTCCGCCTTCGCGAATGACGCCGGCCATGCCGTTTAAGAGCGCAACAACAAAATCTTTAATCTTTCCGGCGATCCCAATAATCCCGTCAACCATCGCGGTAAGAATAACCCCAACAAACGTCACGCCTGCTTCGACAGTCTTATCAACGGCCCAACCGGTCGTTTCCAACACGCCAATAAACGCTTCGGCGAGAGCAACAATTACCGCTTTTATACCGGTTTTAATCTCTTCTGTAGCATCAATTATACCGTCAAATATAACACCAATAAATTCGACACCCGCGTCTAACACTGCAGTTAAAGCGGCACCAGCAGTCGTTAGCACTTTAACAATTTGACCGGCGACTACTAGAATGAACTCTCCAATCTTTGTGCCGATGAAATTTACAGATTTAATCATACCGTCAAATATAACGCCAAGGAATTGGAGGCCCAAATTGAAAATATCGTCAGTGTAGGCGATAATTTGTTTTCCAAACTCCTCAATAAGCCCCCAGACAGACTCGGCAACTTTACCTAGGTTGTCCGAGATTCCCTCTAAGAATTTAGTAAGAACCAACAAACCCATACTAGTTAATCTGCCAGCTTCTTCGGCGAGGACTGTCAAAAACTCCTCTATTAAGTCCACAACCAGAGTAGTAATCTCGCGAATGTTGTCCTTCAAGCCGCTAAGGAAACTAATGAGCAGAGCAAAGCCGGCGCCGATCATATCCTCTTTTTTATCTAAAATAAGAGTAACCAACGCGTCGATAAGATCGGCAACAGTTAAGATAAGCTCTGGTAGGACCTCTCGCAAGCCTTTTAGAGACTGAATAATTACGCTTATTAATCCTTTAACAAGAGTTGGGGCAAGTTTTAATACTGTCTCAACGAGCTCAACGATACCCAGCGCAAACCCAGCAATAAAAGTTGGAATGGCGCCACCAATGGCTTTAAGCAGCTCTTTAAACACGGCTATACCCTTGTCGCCTGCTTTAGAGACAATACTAAATGCTTCTGCTATACCTTTTGCGCCTATGCCAATCAAAGCAAACCCAGCGCCAACCAATAAGAGTACCGCGGCAAGACCTAACATCGGAACTAGAATCGGAGCGACAAGCGCGCCTGCGACAGCAATTATTGCAATGACGGCCGCTATGCCTAACAAGCCCTTTGCGATTTCTCCCCAGCCTACTCCGGAGAATTTGTCCATTGCGATTGCTAAGAGGGTAAGACCTAAAGCCGCAACACCAAGCGCTAATGCGCCAGTAACACTTCCATTCATGACGACAAGTGCCAAAGCCAGAGAATATAAAACAACCGCAAGGGCGCCAATTCCTTTAGCCAGGCTTTCTAGACTAAGCATCGAGATGATTACGAGCGCAGCAGTCACCGCCCCAATAGCGACGGCAAATCCCAATAACGCAACGCCGACACCAGCAGTGTCTACCTTGTCTAGAGAGACAAGAACCCCCGTCATCATTGTCATTAGTGCAGCCATTGCGCCCAAGCCAGCCGCTAGTTCCTCGGGCTTCATGTCGCCAAGAAGACCGATGGCTTTACTTATGATGTAAAGCGCAATGGAAATACCAACCATGCCTTTGACTTTATCCGTGTCCTGAGGCATGTTTTTCATCGCAATGACAAGACCGCTAAGGATTGCAGTAACGCCAGCAAGCCCGGAACCAAGAGCTATGGGGTCCAATTTCGCCAGTCTCTCAACCGACTTTGAAATAGATTTGACTGCGCCACCAATAGCAAGAATACCCAAAGCGCCTTTGATTACGGGCTTAGAGTCCATATTTTCAAACTTTTTAAATGTTTCTAGAATGGCAACGAATGATGTAGTAATAGGAAGAAGGGCTGCTGCTGCATATGTCAACCTTTCTGGGTCTTCGTTTGCAAGCAATTTTAAAGAAGCAGTCATTAGCAAAACAGCCAGTGAGATCAAAGAAAGTGCAGCGGTAAGGGCAAGCAAGTTGGCCGGGCCTTTTTTAGCATCGTCACCGCCCGTGAGTTTTGCTAATACAGCTAAAGACCCAACAAGCAAACTGAATCCTCCAGCGGCAACACCAAGGGCAATACCAAGTGCCTTATGGTCAACCATTGCCAAAGCTATAAGAGACACGGCGAGTATCGCAACGGCGATTGCTATTTGCGTTAAGGCCTTCGATTTTACTTCAAGTGCAAATGCGGACAACACTTCTTTGATGCCTGTAAAAACTTCACCGGCTTTAAAAATGAAACCCGAAACTTGCCTAAAAACACCACCAAAATCTTCAAAAGCAGTTTCAATACCGTTTAGTAGTTTAACGATGCTTACCGTACCGGCTATCTTCAAAATATCATTAAGCGATAGTTTGGATAGCAATTCTCCAATTTTATCGGCAATAGTTTTTACAACATTAAAAACTTTTTCAAAGATACCTTTATAGGCTGATAAAATTAAACCGACTCCGTTAAAGCTTGTTCCAACTGCTTCTACTTCGGACGCTACGCCATCGGAACCACTCGAAAGTTTGTTTCGGAACTCAGTAACACTTTTCCCAGTTTCATCTAAGGCAGTTTTAAATTGTACAAACCGCCCCCTACCCCCTCCGACGCTTATTTTCTTGAAGTTGTTGTCAAATTTCTCAAGACTGACTGAAGCTTCCGAAAAGAAACCGGTAAGTTTATTAATACCACTACCCGCAAACTTAACGATCGCTGTACCAAGGCTTAATATTCCGTTAGCAATTCCACCTAACACAAAAACAAATGCGCTGCCAACCGTACTCGCTATTGACCCAATGGCTTTAAAGAAAGTCAAGATTCCTCTGCCTATAGTGGCAAAGATTTTCGGATCAAACCGCTCAACGACAGAACCAATCAAAGACCCTATTTGTTTAAACAGCCAAACCACACCAGAACCTAATTTAGATGCACCAGTTTTAATTACGTCAAAAAGTTTAGAAAGTCCTTCGCCAACACTGAAAAAAATCGCTCCCATTTTGCCAGCTGCTTGAGCAAGTCCATTTGCCGCTTTGCCAAAACCCGTTTTAAAAAGTTCAACAAATAGACCAACGTAGCCGGTTGCTTTTGATATCAAACCAAATACGGTCTGAACAAACCTCTCTATGCCCTGACCCGAAACTAATTTCTCATTTAAAACAACAAATGCGTCAGCAACTTTAAGTACTACGCCAGTTATTCCTGATCCGGCAACTGAGTTAAATGATTGAAACAACCTTTGAAACACTCTGGCTACGGCTTTAACTATTGTAAACCCAATTTCTAAAGCAGCAAAAACGCCTTTAAATACTCGTTTGACTGTGTCAAGAGTTTTCGGGCTCGGCTCTAAGTACTGCATGAAGAGCAAAAAGCTTTTACTTAAGCGCGCTAAGTCTTCGCCAGTTTTTCGTGGGAACACTTCTCGAAAGGCGTCTTTAACCGAGTTTTTGATATGACCCAAGGCCGCGAATAAGTATATGATGCCATTGATAATGTCGGTTCTTCCGCCAAGAGCGGCCCAATCACCAAGAATTTTATTTCTTGCATCTGCCGTAGTAGATACTACCGACCCGATTGCTCGGTTTAACAGTGAGAACAATTCTTTGGCTTGCTCAAAGTCACCAAATATAGTTCGGAACGATGCAGACCACCCAGAACCGACCGACTCTTTGACTGTCCCCAAAAGCTGAGTTAGTGTTTTTACTGAGGTCGCCGACTCTTTACCAAGAGCTCCAAGACGAAGCATCTCTTTTGCTTGCTCTTTGGTGTAACCCATAGCGGTCAACTGCGCCTCGGTTAAGTCACCAGTGAATGCTTGTAAGGTGTTAGTTAGAACATCAGCAGTAAGCCATCCAGTTTCTAATGAACCTCGGAAGGTGTTTCCTGCATTTTTCCATTCTTCGAACGTTGTATCAAGACCAACGCCCTCTAGCTTGTTTAAAGCTTTACCGGTCTCGAACAACGCCGTTTGGAATACTTCACCACCCATGCCCGCATTAACAACCGAGTTCCAGTCCATTAATTTAAGCGAACCAGAGGCCAGTGCCTGCGAAAGCTGATACATGGCCGTTGACGCTTGCTCGGAGTTTGATCCCGAGATCGCAGCGATGTTTGCAATACCCTTGATTGATTTCACCGAGGTATCTAAGTCAACGCCAGCCGCCGAGAAAGTACCAATGTTTTTAGCCATTTGGCTAAAGTTATAAATGGTTTGATCGGAATATGTGTTTAACTCATCTAAAGCGTTATTGACATCTTCAAGCGTAGAGCCTTTGCTCGACGTGTTAGCAAGGATGGTTTGAATAGAGCTGATGTTTGTTTCATACTCTTTATAACCGGTTAATGTTGGCGCGATCGTAAGGGATTTTGTAAGCTCAATTCCTGCGTTTACAGCACGGTTCGTGATGTTGGATATAGCAGAGAACGCGGCTGCTCCCATGGCAGAGAATTTTGAGCTTACATTGTCGGCGGCCGTCGACAAGCTATCCAGATTGAAGTTTTTTAAGCTAGTAGATATATCCTGTATGCTCTTTGAAGTGTCCCCAAAATTTAAACTCATCTTGAGTTTATCTAGACTGTCAATAGTCGTCTTTATTTTTCGTTCAAATTCAGAATTATCAAACGTCATTGACACTACGCGGTTGTCAATACTAGGCACGGTTTACCTCCCTCCACACCGTTGTTGCTATTTCGTCAAATATAGGTTGTATTGCTGGATTAATGTAATCTAAGCCTTCCACTAACCCACCATCCTTTGTTGCATGACCATATTGAACCAAAATAGCCACGGGTATGTTATTTTCTACGTTTGTGTTAGTCCAAACAATACCTTTTTTACCGACCTTATTAATTATATAATAATCCCAAGAAGTTGAAAGTAGGCCGGTTTCAACGGGACTTGCGCTGGATAACGCATCGACTCCTTTTTGACCGAGTCTATTTAGCGAAGAAAATATTTCATTAGAGTTTATCTTTTTTAGAAATTTTTCAGTTTTGTTAAAAGACCCGGAGGCGTTAACATTAATCATTATCTTACCTCCGAAAGTCTTAGTCGTTTGACAGTAAAAAAGTTGGGTAAAGAACCGTAAAATGTAAATATAACTCTAGTGCTTTATTCTGTGAGTCCGAATCCCATTTTTTTATAAAAGGAACAACGCGACGAATAAATAAATGCATGTCATAAAGCTCGTTTATTTTTTGACAAACGTCATCCCATTGCTCTCGAGTAACAGTAACTGTACTTGGCAGTGCTGATTCCACGCTAAAACATCCTATTCATCATCATAGCTTCGCCCCCAATTGTCCCACCACTAATACTTATTTGCCTGTTTGCGGACGGTACTCCATTTGCAACAACCTGCATGTTATATGTACCGAGGGGAACTGTGGGGGGTATAAATACTTTACAAGAAGAGGAAACTCCAGGCTCAATCCCTCGATATGTGAAATCGCTAGTTGCGCAGTAATATACATACCCGGATGATGAGTCAGTCAAACGAACTATTGGGAAATTTGTTCGGCAAGACATATCCTCCGACTGGTACCCGCCTTCGTGAATCCCATTTAGGGTATTTCCTGTAAGGGTAAAACTAGAACCGCTAAAAACTGATGCTGGCGCACTTGTTATTGTTGGAACAGAATTACTTAAAGGGACCGCTTCGCTTGTCGTCGGAACGTAAACTCCTACGCCGTTGGTGCCTGCGCTATCAGTTCCTCTATTAATAAATATACTTCCATCCGGAAGAGGAAACATCGGGCCTAAATTTGCGGATGTAAAGAATTTACCCTCATCTAGTATTTCAACTTGGTTTTGACCGTCCCATTTTAAAATAATTGAAGGACCCGAAACATTCCAGTAGTTTTCCTTGTTCGAGGTAAGACCGATGGCGCAAATCAAATCTCCGTTTGGAAGGAAACTTGCGTTTTCATCTCGACAATCGGGAGAGGGTCTGTATATTGAAACCGCATCGCCGGTCGAAATGACAGAGTTTATGTCGCCAACAAATGGGTTATATATATCATCCCCGTAGTCGACTCCGGTAAATTTTAATTTTGTTGAGCTAATGACTGTTTTTGCCGTGGCCTTAAGTTTTACCCATCGAGAATTATTCAAAATTCTTATGAATAAATAGCAGTATCCATCCTGATATATAAAATAAGGGTCATTCTGAATGGGGAAATTTGAAATATCGACTATTAGTTCACCGCCCCCAACAATTTGAATTGCCGTTTTTCCGCCACTTTCAGACGAGATGGTACCGCTGGGAGTGTTTTTGTTATTTACAGAAACGTTTGGTAGCTCTACCGCTTTACTGATGGTATTTATAATACCGCCTGTAATGCTGTTAACTTGCGAACTATAATCTATAGTATATAAAGCTCCGTTTCCAGAAATAAGAACAAATTTATTAATTTTAGCCATGTAAGTTAGACAACCTGGTTCAAACCGTAAACCTGGTGCAGCAATATTTCCTCTCCAAGCGTCAGTATACGCCTGTGATTTTAACGGGGAAACACCCATGCGCCACCAGTTGTTATTTACATTTAAAAGTTTATTTGCAATGCTTGCGGAGTTCCAGACTAAATTATTTGCAGACGGTACACCAGGTCTTATTATTACCATTAGTTGTTCATCACCCGAAAGAGATGGCATACCTAAATAATACCCGCTTGGGCTTAGTGCGTAGACAATTTCTGATTGATAAAATTCGCCCGTATTACTAAGATTTGGATTTGACGGGACGACTGGATTTCCGGGACTTGTATGGACATAATAATTGTTGCGCTCGGACGGGGTCATATTAGAGTTTTTTGCGTGATATCCATCTAGACCATAAAAGTCTCCACCCGTAGTCATGTAAACCGGCATGTGTCCCAACAGACCATTATCACCCAATATTGTCCATGATTCGGTCACTGGATCAAAAAGTTGACAGGCTTTCGTTGCCGCTGATACAGCAAACTCCCCGCAAGTAAACAACACTTTACCGGAATTCAAGATGAACGTTGATCCCCAGGTGTTTGTTTGTGGTATATCTGCTATTCTACGAATTTTTCCGCCTCGGTACGACCCATATTCATTTGGTTCTAAAATATAGCAATTTGTCGCACCTAAAAAATTTATTAATACTTTTCCGTTTGGAAGTAAAATGGAGGTTATCTGAGCAAACGTACGAGTTCCGGGGGGAGCTTCGCTATTGACAACGAACTTATTAATTGCTGCAATTTCATAAAAAGGCACTATTCACCACCATTATTATCTATGTGAATTCTCATGGGGTGAATCCCGTCAAAGTCGCGCTCCAACCTTCTGCAGAAGCAATGCTTTCGATGGGCGGGTTGGTTAGATAATCACTTATAAACACTGTTGTAATAGTCCCAGATACGTTATTGCCGGTAAGAGCAGTTACCAAAGCATCTCTCTCATATGCACCACCATCGCCATCGCTAACGTAATATCTAAGATATTGCCCAACATTCGGACGGCCATTTCCACCACTTCCGCCAGAGTATGCAAATATAGAACCGGAAGACCCTGTCGGCTGACCCGTCGAAGAATCGGATTGCGTTCCAGAACCGGCTTCGTTAACTGCGCGTATCCGAACCGTATACGTAACACCGTTTGTAAGGCCGGTTATGACAATTGGGGATGTTGTCGCTGATGGCGACCGAGTAGTCC